TCTCGTAGGTGGGCTGGGGTGTTTGTCGTCCGTTTGTAGGCAGCAATCCTTCTTCCCACATTTTATTATAATCGTAGCGAAGTTTAGCAACTTCAGTTTCCAGGCGTTGCAATATCTGATGATGCCTTTCGAGCCGTTCTTCAGTTGTCATGGTTGGTGTTTAGAGTTGATTAAACATTTTCTTTTTCTCCCGCTCCACATCCGCAGGGCGGTACTTAATATAGTATCCCTTGCGCACCGGCACAAGGCGTCCATTTTTTGCCCAATAGGTGAGCGTACGGCGTGATACTTCCAGTATCTTTACCACCTCATCGGCCGTCAACATATTGTCCCAATTCTTAATCATACAGCAAAAATAAAATAAATATTTGGCAATTTGCGCAATTATGGAATTTATTTTATTATCTTTGAATCCCTAACATAGGCGTTAGTCTATAACACAAAAATTTATTTTATGTAACATTCTTAAACTTCGTAGGTGCAGTTGGACTTAAGAAGGCCGAGACGGCGCGCAAAACGAGCAGCAATCGTTAACTGTTGTGACACCTCGGAAAATTAGACAGGGCCAACGAGGGGCCGTTTAGCAGATCGTAAATCGCCACTTTCCGGTTCGTGCGTAACCGGGCTTGAAGCGAACGCACATAGGTAGTGCCGGAGTAATTACCGCCGTGGGTTTCAAAGCCTGCTACTCAGCAATGAGTACAGTTGGTCTGGGTGCAGGTTCGAGTCCTGCTCGCTTCGCCACGGTTCATGCACGGGAGATTGAATTTGTTAATCGTGAGCTTTTATTTTCTATTTTATAAATCAAACAAAACGTAAAATGAACAAACTTCAAAGAGAAGTAGCAATCCCTCGTGAGATTGCTCAGCTATTAAAAATGGTTGGCGTCGATGTACCCGACAACATGAAAGAAATTCAAACCCCTACAGAGTATTCCACAGAGACACAAAAGATTATCCTACCGAAAGGCATGGATAAACTTGTGGCGGCTAAAGAACTGGAGGCCCAATGGAAAAACGAAGAGTCTGTTAACGACTTTTCGACTAACTTCCAGGGATGGAACTGGCAGGATGTGCTTATTGCCGTGCGCAGAGTAACTGAACGCGAGTTCGGTTGGATGAATGGCAAGTCTGATTTTTGGAGCGGTGACCCAAAAGAGATTGACATTGTAGTAGATGTGAAGCATGGTAAGAAGGTCAATGAAAAGGCGTTCTACGGCAATTTCAAAATCACAGGATGGGAAAACGCCCACGCCCAAATCGAGATCAACCGCGGCGGCGTGGCTATTATTAACATCAATGCCAAGCGCAAGTTTTCGCAGCCTATCACGAATTATTTCAACATGATCCGTGAGCAATTAGAAACCGCTAGTATTTACAGGGGTAAAAACATTGTTGTCACTCGCGAAGGCGATAACGGCCTTAATTTCGAGATCATCGAGAACAAGGGTAGTGACAAGATTGTTCTCAACCGCGGCGAACGACTTGTTGTTGATACTTTTGTATTAGGCTCCTTGGGTGAGCCTGGCAAAAGGTGCTACCTTTTCACAGGTGGCTATGGCACTGGTAAAACAGAGACCGCCATGCAGGTTGGTCGTGTGGCAGTGGCTGAACATGGCATGTCTTTCTTTTACCTGAAAGACGCTGTAGCCTTTGACCAATTGCTTAATCAGTGTAAAAAATATCAACCCTGCGTGATCTTCCTTGAAGATGTGGATGAGATCGCATCTGGCAATCAACGCGATTCGCAGATGAACAAGATACTGAACACCTTAGACGGCGTTCAAACGAAAGGCAACGATCTTACTGTTATCTTTACCACCAACCACCCGGAGAAGATCAACAGCGCTCTGCGTCGCCCCGGTCGTATTGATGTGATGATTAAGTTCGAAAACTCCGATCAGGAAGCAAAAGAAGAAATCTACAAGATTTATCTAAAGGATATTCCTGGGGCTGAAATGCTGGACTACAAGTCTTTGGCAAAAGTAACACCGGATGTACAAGGTGCTGTAGTCGCTGAAATCGCTAAACGTTCTGTAAAACTGTCTCAGAAGCAAGGAACAGTCACCGATGACTTGGTAGAGTCCTGTATTCACAGCATGAAGTACCAAATCGAACTGATGAACGACGAACTGAAAGAAGTGAATGAATCAGAGCAATTCATTCGCCTGCTCGGAAAACTTTTGGCTCCACATATATGGCAGACACAAGAGGCTCGTGATGTGGTTCATTATGTGAACAACTAACGGCGTTTTGTTTGATGAAAGGAAGTGGGGTTCACCCTGCTTCCTTATTTTTAAACTTATTATACTACTAAAATGGACATTAAACATCTCGAATTAACCGAACAGGACTTCGCGCTCTTACTGGAAGGTCTCGAATCTCTGCCCGAAAAAGGAACAGCGGGCGAAATGATGGGTATGTTATTGGAGGGCATGATCACCGATAAATCCCCCGAAGCACAGGCTAAAATGAAATACGAGCGAGAACGGCGGTCAAAGGAATTGCAGAAAAAGAGAGACGATCAAAAAGAAGACATCCGCATCCTGCAAGGTAAGTTAATTATGCTGAAGCGCTGGTTGCAGACGCAGGGTGCGTTGAAAGCTGTGGATGATATTGTTAATCCACTCTGACCACCAGCCGCTTCCCACGAAGCGGCTTTTTTAAACGATCAACATGAACTACTACCAGATAAATGAAGCTCTGCGCAAGGTATTCAACGAAAGGGTAAGCGATCTTTGCGGTCAGCCTGAGCGACGTATTATAGAAGGCGTTGGTGTGATGATAGAGATTTACAGGCAATCTCCCTACGATTCCTATGGATGGCATTGTGTCAAATACTTTCCAGACCATAATGTTTACATTCGACTGAGTGGAAGGACAGACACTCGCCTTTATGACGATAAGCCTTTATTCGAAAGATGGGATGAAGCGGTCAGGCAGACGTTTCCAACGACCAAAACTATATATGAGTAGGCTTGTCAGCTAAATCGCATTAGCACAAACTATATACATCCCACCCGCACAAGTATCGAATTTAGCAGCCGTCCAACTGCGAAACACTTTTACATGTTAGCAATCCTCCTTTCAGTTGTGCTCAGTTCATTCAATGTATCAATTACTACAGCCGGTGGCAAAACCTTCGTAGCTATCGATGTGGCTTATTCTGAAACCCTGACAGATCCTTATCAGGCTACTTTTGACGTAGTGTTCTCGACGCCAAGCGGTCCAGAAACCAGAACCTATGTGGTGATCACCTCAGAAGGAATTAGCGGCAATACTGGGTTCTTCCGTATTCCCGCAGGGTACAATATTACCGGTTATGAAATGGTCAGTTACGGCCCGTATGTGGAGTAAAGAAACGAGCCCCTGGCGATCAGCTGGGGGCTTTTTTAAAATCAAAAGAGCCTCCGGGTGCGCTGTTCGACGGGAAGCGTGGAGACTACTGTTGTTGCGAAGATACGAATTATTCCATACTGACCACCCGTGCGCGCTCTTTGATGGGTATAACAAGTAGTATAGTAGTAAGTGCGGCGCCGATCAGCAAACTGTAATATGTCCAGTAGGAACTTTTGTAGTTCCACCAGAACATCCACAGGTCAGCAAGATGAAAGAAAAACCACTGTGTAACTATCATAAAGAGCCGCTTTGAATACTTGCCAGAAAGCCACGCTGCAAAGAAGTAGGTAAAGATTAATAACACATCATCAAAGCTCATCTTTAAATACCATTGGATGGTGAGCATCCTTTTGTATATAGCAGAAAAGAATAAGTCCAGCTCCTGCAAAGCAATAGCCGGACTTATCAGTGAATGAATTTCTGTCGCTACATGAAATAGCCACAGAGCAATAGCAATAACGGTTACTTTAGCCCTCATGGTTTCGGCGGGCCGGGCGGCGGCGGTGGCGTTCCACCGGGATTAGAACTATCGTCACCATCGTCCTGTGCCGATATGTCAGACGGATCTATTTCCCGAATCAATTTATTGATCTCGCGGCGCCACCTTTTAAGCTGCTTTACTATTTCCTCGTTGGTCATTGCGTTTTATTTTTCGGTTTTGATAACGCTTTTTGAATCTCTGCCATTTTGGTTTTAGCCAGTACTTCCACGCATCGTGAGCTATTACCGTAGCCAGACCAGAGGCAAAGGCTAATACACTCGTTGCGAACAACTTGGCAAAGAAAATGAATACTACATTCCCCTTAGCAAAAGAAGACCCAAAAAGAAAAGTAAAGCCTGCAATAGCCCCTGGTACAAATCCCCGGAAGAAAATTTTAATTTTTTCAGCCACGAAGAACTTCCACATGTTTTTGTGTAGGTTTTATAAGCCATGAACAATAGTGTTGTGGAGTTGCTAATCCCAGTTAAAAATAATACTATCATGGCGGTAATTGCAATTTATTTGCCGTCTTTCACCGGTGGAATGTTCACATCAATCTGGGCCTGTTGTTCCGCGGGCAGGTTTGACACGTAGTTATCATCCGTATCAACCAGCATCATGCCGATAAACTTCACGACAGCCACCAAGGCCACGTTGATTATCAGTGTGAGACGGACGGCTTTAAGCTCATCCTCGAACCCCCATGTCTGTATGATCGCCACGGCGGCAGGAATCAGAACGATGAGTAAACCGCGCTCCAGGTTGCGCCACCATTTGGGAGCCGGCCTTGCGGCGCCGGCAGCCGATATTCTTGTTGCCATATTCTACGATTTTAGTATCTTAGTTCCTTATAGTTGTTTATTATTGGTTTAGGGTAGGGCCGCCCGTTTTGGGCGGTCTTTTTTATGCAAATAAGCCGAAATATTTCTCCTTATCCGGCCATCTCCTAACAACTCCTAAGTTCTCCAAAAATTAGGAGTTGCGTACCGCCCGCATGATCCCCCAGCCAATCACCAGGAAGCCTACCGCTACGAGCGCGCCACCGATCGGCTTGTTCTCATACCCATGCATCAGCATCGTAGACCGGATAGCCCAGCCCGCTGCAAACAGGATAACCCCAGTGATCAATATGGCGCGGGCCCGTTTCATTTGATAAGCTCTTTGGCCTCCTTGACCGTGATCAGGCCGAATATAAATGCCGCAACGACCAGCCCCACCGCGATACCAATAGCAATGTTTTTGATCTGCTGCTGGGTGCGTTCGATCACTTCAAGCCGCTTCTCCATCCCGTCAAGGCGGTCGTCAGTGGTCATACGTCCAGTTTTTCAAGGGTGCCGGGAATAGCGTCTCGGAAGGCCAAGAACTGCTCTTCTGTCATTTGGTAGAAGTTGACTCCCTCGTTAGCCTTGGTCAAGCGGTACTGATCGAAAAGCGATACTGTTTGCAATATCTCTTTGCTTGAGCGCCGTCTGTACTTCACGCCGTCTTTTATAATGATGTCACTCATATATCATACGTTTTCCCGCCCGTGGTCGTCACGCTAATAATGGTTTCGGATGTACTGTCACTGAATTTCAGCAGCTTGCCAGCGTAGTCAATGCCGGTGACTGTGCGGGGTGGAGCGGGTTGCACCCCCGTCCTGCCTTGTGCCGCCAGCCAGGTGTATAGTTCGGGCATGTTATAAACCGCGCTCCACACACCATGCCCACCGGTACTCATCAGGGTGATCTTAGGGGCAATAGCGGGCGCAAACTTATTCACATCGTCTACATGCCACTGGGTAGCCATGTAGTTGACGTTTTTGTCGTCTTTGGCATGGAACGCCCAGACTGGTACCCGCGCCTTGCCGATCAATGAGTAATCGCCTGGCTGCGTGAACGTGCCACAAATCGGAACGGCTGCAGCCACACGGGACGCATTGGCCAGACTGGAGGCAAGGTAATACCAAACGCTCCCGCCGCCCATTGACAGACCGGTCAGGTACATGTAGTTCGGATCAAGACCGTACGTTTTAAGGGCGTAATCAGCCACTTTATTGATGTGTTCCGGCTTGTGGATGTTCTCCCAGCCGTTGAGCTTCAGGACAACCTGAGGCATTACAACATACCAGCCCAGCCGCTCGCAGTTGGTCAGCAGGTTGGCGAAGTTCTTGTTGTCGATCAGCTTCTCTTGCACATCCTTATCACTCCCGTCTCCGATCTCACCCAGCCCGTGCAGGGCCACAACCCATCGTTTGGTTGGTTTTGCAGGCGTCCAGATTACGGCTGGTATCTTGTCAACGAATACTTTGGTAGGTGTCATAACTGGCTATTTAAACCTGATCGTCCGGCCCCGGATCACAGGGTTCGTCGGCAGATCGTTTTTTAAAGATACGAGAATATAGGCAGGCATTTCGGTAACAGTCGGAATAGTTACCGTTCCGTTTGTCACCGTCAGTGGCGTGCTCACCCCGTCTTCATCGCCGTTGGCCCATGTGATCAGGGTTGCCGATTCGGCATTGCCGACTGTCACGACCTGGTTGGAGGTGGTAGAGCCGTTGTAAGTGCCGCGCCAGATGGTGTAGGCTTTCTTCAGTCGGTCCGTGTTGTGATCACGGCGGACCAGGGTCACGCCGGTAGAATCGCCGTCAAGGATTGTAGAGCTCCATGCCTTATAATTCCACAGGGTATTGACCCGTGTGGCATAGGCGTACCAGACCGGTCTGCGGTAATACTCACTTACCGGGAACGCGAATTTAAAGGTTACCATGCTCATACCCCCGAAGTTGCCGGAGCCGTCAGAGGTGTGCTTGTAATGGTAGACAGTCGAAACGCTATTAGGTACACGGGCCGCTTGTTCCAGTGTCCGGATCTGCATGTAGGCGGCTACGGCACTATCCGGGAAACCGGTTACCGCAAACACCTGGTAAGGCGATGTTGTGGTGCTGAAGCCGATCTCCGTCCACTTCATGTCTTTGCCAGGGAAAACCCTGTCGCGGAATTTAGCGAATAGATCCATCCTGCGCTTAACCTGAAATTGCTCAGGGCTCACCGCTTGGGCCGTTACGTTCTGTGGCTGGCCATCGTAGTAGGTAGACTGGTACATATTGAAGCAAAGGCCCTGAATTTCATCGTTTATCTTGCTACCTGTACGGAAAAACGATACAATCTTATAGCCTTTCCATTTCATGGTGTCGGCCGAGTAAGTGGCACCAAGATAAACCAGCATGTCAGGATCAACCAGATGCACCGTGTCCCAAATGCTGCGCGACCGTGCCCAAATATCCTCCGGGTGGTGATGACGCCTGCCAAAGGTGGGCGTGCCTACAAAATCCGCGTCCCATTCGTTCTCGTTCTCCAGTATCTTGATCTTCTTCTGCCCGGCGGTGCGATCGGCACCAAACTGTGAACCAATTACATACCGGTTCAGCGGTGCATTTATATTGTTGCCCCACAGCCCGGCCAGTGCGCCAAATACACGTGCCGTGTTCTTTGCCCATTCGGCCGGCTGCGTACTGTCCGATCCCTTCACAATGTCTTTGATCAAGTTGAGGTTGGCGATATTCGGCGAATACGAGGAATCGGTTATAGCGGGATCGGCCGGGAAGGAAGCCCCATTGATGTATAGCATCCCCTGCACACCCAGCCGCTTGTTGAACCGCAACACAGCCTTGTCCATATCACCGTAGGTATCAAGCACCACACGTTGCGCATTGAACGCATCGGTCACCGTGTGATTCCAGATGCCGCCATTGGTCGGGTGCCGGAAGGACGGGTAAAGCGGTTTATCGCTCTGCGTTTTAGCATAGGTCGTGTCCATATTGCCAATGTCAGAACCGCCAATGTGGTAGATGCCAGGGTCGGGAATGATCGTTGCCGTTTGATTTGGATCAATAATAGTGCTGGCCTTTTGCGCCTGATCCCCGTAAATTTGTATCTCGTACATGGACGATGCCGCTGAGTTTACCCGGAACCGCAGGTAGCGAACGGCCTTGGTAATCGTATCGGCATTTCCTGGTACTGTGAACCAATCATTTGTAGGTAGTATTGCCTGCGTGAACGAGGTGGTCCACACCTGCGTGCGCGTGCTGTCATAAGCCATGACGTCCCATGTCTGGGTGACCAAATTGCTCCCGTGAAACATCTTGATCTGCACATTGTTCCACGTGGAATCTTTTAGTTCCACAACGGCATCGATTGGTAGCTCGTAGGAATACACCCCGTTCAGCGTGTCGATCTTCTTCCGATTTCCCGCCACAAAAAAGTTCTGCATCCGGCCATTCCCCGACCATGGCCAGTAATAATCAGCTGTATTGATCGTTAGCGGATTGGTGCTGGTTGTGCCGGTCCATTTATACACTTGTACGGTGTCGTCAGCAGTCGCGCCGGCATTGTCTGTTACTACCAGCCTATAGGAGTAGAGACCCGGCGTCAGCCCGGTAATATTAGTCACAGCAGAGCTCGGCGAGGCTAAGGTGCCACCGGACGGCCCGGATAGCTTGGTCCAGGCATACGACGCAATCGTGCCGTCCGGATCAGATGAGCCGCCGCCGTTCAGGATGGTTGAGGTAAACGCGCCGCCGATCACCTGGTTGGCGCCGGCGTTGGCGATGGGCGGCAGGTTGGTGCCTGGCGTCTTGTAAGCAGTCATGGCCCAGATGAAGCCGTTGGTACTACTATCAGTGCCCACATCATTAAAGAATGCGTTGATATTACCCCTCTGGCTCCATGTATCGAATCCATGCGTACCGGTAGGGTTCCACTTCAGGCGTTTGTCCACATTCGGTGTGCCTGGCAGATCACTATATAAAAACGAGCTGAACGAGAACGGGGTCAGGCAGTTACCATCACCCCGGTACGACCCGCCACATGGCGCGCTGGTGCAATCAGGGCAGCCGTAATACAAGGAATTTTTAGACAGGGCGGCAGCGGCCTGCAAATCGCTGTTGTTCGCTACACTGATACCCGACATGCTTAATGTCATGCCCCAGATGTTCCGGTAACTATTGGCCAGCCCAAAAAGGTTTTGCTTGAACGACCACATATTTCCTACGCCTGCGCTGACGCCTACGAGCAAGAACTTGGTGTGATCGGCGGTATCAGCAGGCATGTTGCCGAAGACAAACGACATTTCATTGGCATATGAGTTATCAAAATAGCCTTGGTCACCGTTGACGATCACGCGGATGCGGCCAGTGCCACCGCCTGGTAGTGGCACAAGTCCGTTCCACCCGGCGTTTACCATATTTAGAATAATGAACGACTTCAGGGTGGTAGTGTCAAATTCATTCTGGCCTGCGCCGCCAAACACGTAACAAGTTAATCCTGTATGGTAGTCAAAACCGGGAGAATGATAATAAGCTACATATTTCCCACCACCTACAGCCCACGCCCTCACAGTGCCCTCAACATAATTTGTTGGTTGTCCGGATGCTTTCTGAAAAAGCATCAAAAGGGTGAGGGGCAAAAAATATTTAATTGATATGCCCAAAGGAGTACGATATTTGTTTTACTTCATTTTCAATCTGGCTTAGCGTGCCGGGTCTATTCTTTTGACTCAATGCCAAGTTTAGCGGCCATCCTTTTTTCAATCGAGCATGCAATTGTTTATAGTTGCAGCCATATAATTCACTCCACTGTATAAGAGACTTTTTCTTGCCTTGATAAGAGATCATTCGAGTAGTTCGCTTGTTTCTGTTTTGTTCTTTTCGAGTAGCCCATCTACAATTATCAGGACCGTAAGGACCATCATTATTGTTTCTTTCAAGGGTATGGCCGGGTGATGGGCGCGGGCCCATATCGGCAAAGAAATTATCAAAAGATTGAAGCCATCTTTCGCAAATTTTTATTCCTCGTCCCCCATAATCAGGATAGGATTTAAAATCCGCCTTGAGGCATCTCGTTCTCATTCCGTGATATATATAATACTCTGGACGTTTTATTTTTGGACCAAACCCATTATGCCTAATAGCAAGTTTGCCTCTACAGCCACAGGAAGCGCCAGATTCCAGCCGGGAGATTCTATACTGGAACTCTTGACCGCAAGGGCACTTTACTTTAGCAATGGAATGCTTAGGATGAGGTATTTTTTCAAGGAAAGTACAAATACCAATTGTATCGCCCTGTGTATACATGCGACTACAACCGCAGTCTTTACGCTTTCCGTTTTTTATTTTAGACATGACTGACCCAAACTCCTGGCCGCATTTGTTGCAAATGAAAAAGGCATAGCGTTCAGAATATCCTTCAACTTCTCGAACAAATTGAAATCCAGCATATATATCTCCTGCTTGGTATATTCTTTTCTGACTGCCTTTATAGTTCCCTTTTCTTTTAGACATGCTTAAAATTAACACTATATTGCGGTATATTTTGCTTCATCCCCTGCTTCGTTCTCGTAGCGGGGTTTTTTATTTTATCAGAGGGAGGTTTATATCAGCCCATGAAGTGTATTCAGTCATAGCGGCAAGGTGGCCAATTTTAGACCAGTGAATCCGGTCACCGGGTGTGTCCTGATCGCTGTAGAATGATACGCTGCCGGATGGATTTATCCCGCCGAAATTATGGTACCACAGTTTCTCGGCTCCCTGGTCGATCGCCGCCTGCACTCTGGCTGCCATGATCTGTCGTACCAACACGCAACCGCCTTCCCGTACAGCCTCTTCGGCAGGCCCCGGCCCCATCACCAGCATATTGCTACCGGCCTGTATACCTTGCTGCCATTTGATGAGCGCATCGATGTTGGCGGCTACGGCCAGTTGCTCTGAATTGTTCAGCCCGCTTTGCGCATCGTTCACACCCATACAGTAGGTAATCAGGTCAGATTTCACGTCACAATACCCGTTTTTAATATGAGCCGCCATATCGCTTGTCGTGCGGCCGCCCTCCGCCTTGTTAACGATGCGCACATCCTGACCCTTGAACCGGTAGTAATCACGGATCATCCAGCCATACATATCCGTACTAATGTAGGAATTGATGGCACCCAACGATCCTTTGCCGATGCTGTCTGCAATCAATAAGTAGGTGAAGTCTGCGTTCCAGTTCAGGTCATTGGTAAATTCCGTGGCGCCACAGCTCATCTGCACAAAGCCGGTTACGCCCGTTACCTGCACGTCCGTATATCTCAGTTTCAGTTGCGTGTTCTCGGGAATCCAGAAGGGGGATGAGAATTTGAAAATGCCTGTTTCTCCTGCCTTGATCTTTTTACGCTGCTCGTGGTTGTATGCAAATCCGGTATCCACGCCGATGTAACCAGCCGCCCCAATTCCATTCTGCACCTCATACACTTGTAGTTGCAGGTCTTTATTCGTCTCATTCTGTACCTCTACCTGATCAATCCACGCTGCCCTGCCCGCCAAGGTATACATCTGTGTGACCTGATCGCCGGTGTTCAGTGTTGCATTGGTATAGGCACGACCCTTTGAGCCGTCCGGGCCGAATGCAAACGATTCCTGCGCGCATCGCTGCTGCCAGGTCTTCTCTCTGTCTTTGACTGGAAATCCTACCATAGCTTTAAGTTAGTACCTCCACTGGCTGTGAGGCTGTCCACATAATAATGTTTTCGCTCGGGATGTATTCAAAGATACGGTTCGGGCCGTAGCTGCTGTCTTTTACAAAAGCTCGCATAAACAAATCTTTGCCATCCGCCTTGTTCTGGGCAATGGTTGTCTTCAGGTCGTCATAGGTATTGAAAGTATCGGTAATGCCGGAGGTGACCATACGTAGCAAGATGCTGTTCAGGCGTAGATTCTGAAACGGATCTATGGCACTGTTGCGGACGTATTGGTTGATATCATCGGTGAGTTGGCTCATCAGTCCAGCACCTCCCGGCCACGTACATAGGTGATTGTGGTAGTTCCTGAACTGGTTTGTGTCATACGGCACAGTGCATTTGGCGGCACTTCAAAGGCTATCACGCCAGTCTGTATGGTTACAGAGTTGAGCGCTACCGCTAAGGTCACCGTGTTTGAGTTCTGCACTTCTGGCCCATCAATCCAGTTGCTGCCGCCATCTGTACTGTATTGAAACAGTACAAGGCCTGATGATGCCGACCCGATTGTAGCCGTACAGGTAATGCGAATGGTATAGTAAACTCGCGCCCATCGGGTAGTACTGGGCGTATAAGTGGTGCCGGTAATTGATCGGGTCACGGCACTTGATGACGGATTGTCGCCTGCACTGACGCGGCCTTGTGCATCTGTTGTAAGTGTATGGTAACTTCCCGCCGTACCCACATTCGGCATACTGATGGTGCCGGAACTGGTGATCGTGCCACCGGACAGGCCGGTGCCTGCTGTCACGCTCGTAACGGTGCCAGAACTGGGAGTCGGCCAGGCAAGCTGCCTCAGCCACCTGCCGTTTCCTACTGTATTTGTGGGCTTAACCACACCACCGGTGAAATTGTCGCTGGCGGAGCTACTGGCATTCCACAACCAGACCGAAGGGGGAATATCGCCTGCAACAGTATCCCACAATACCAGCATGGATTCTGTAGGACTGGGCGTATCGCGGGCGTAAATGTCCGCTTTACTATCAGCTTTGATCAGTAAGGTAACACTCATGATTTAGTTTTTGAACACCCGGCAATTGAAAGTAGCGGATGATGGGTTTAAGGTGGTCAGGCTTTCGTAGTTAATGAACTCAATATTGACCGTATTGGTTGTACAGTAGGCGCGCCATTGGTACATTCCCGTCACAATACCATTAGGCAGCCCGAGTGCTACAGGATCGCCCGCTGACGCTCCGTTTACCGTAATTGTAAGGACATTGACGCTAAGCGGGGATGTGGCCGGGAAATCGAGCGTATTGGAGCCTGACAAAGGCGGCAAATACGCCTTTTCCGAAAACGAAACGATCACAATAGCAATCAATAAAATGCAACAAGCGGTCAGTAAGATATTTTTTATCATGTTGTATATTTTTTACTCCACCAGCCAGTATGTGCCATCGTTTACCAATATAAACGCCTGACCGGGTGTTATGCTGAATGTATTTACGGCACTTGTATTATAAATATCATTTCCTCCTGCGTTCGAGTTGAGCGTGATGTTGCCGCTACCCCGGTTCTTGATGTAAATTTTCACGTTCGTATTACCGCTCACAGCAGGCAGTGTCCAGGTGGTCGTTGTGCCGCTGAACACCCAATCGCTGTAAAGGTTGCTAATGGTGAGCGTGCCAGCAGAAGAAACATTGACGCGGGTCTTTTCAAGTACGCCCCGTACGGCGGTGCTGTTTGTCTGATAAAAGTTATCATCAATGTATTCTATAGAACCAGCTAGCGGAGTAGTTGTTAACGCGCCTCCGCCAGTGAGATTAATCTGTGGCGTACCGGTGCTATTCGCCCGGATGCCAATTGATCCTGCAGGCGCATTCGTACCCACACCGAACCGTCCATTCCCCCGAATGCGCATTTGTTCGCTCATGGTGCCGCCTGTTGATGTCAAAAACGCTAAGTCGGTTCCTTCCGCGCTGCCGGCCGTAAATGCCTGTGTAGAAAACGCCCTTATGGCCGCCACCACATTGTCGTTAGTAGAGCCGTCGCGTGTGCCGTATTCTAAGCTACCCAGCAGGTGTCCCGAAGCCGTAGGAAGGTCGCGGGAGAACAGTTTCAACGCTGGACCAGATGTGGAACTGGGCGTGGTAGTGCTGGAAATCAAATGCACTGGTGCTGCATTCTCCTGTGTCACCTGCGTGCCGTTGTATTGGTAACTGCTGTATGAACCCAGTGCGCCGTTTACGCCCACACCGATCCTATTGGTTGTCAGCACTACGCTGTCCCTGATCGTGCTATCGGTAACAACCCGGCCAATCCCCGCACCGGCAATCAGTCCCTTCCACTGCACTTGCGACGGACTGATCTGGCGCATCAGGGTGTCGCCGAGGTTGGCATTATCCAGCGTCAGCGCATTGGCAGTGAGCGAGTCGTGAATTTGGGCGGCAACCTGGGATGAGTTGAGACCGCCACCGCCGAAAGCGGAGGGCGCTACCGCTTTGATCACCCCGTTATTTTTTACCAAGATACTGTCTGTGTTTGTGCCGGTAGTCAGATTTACCAGCCGTGTAGGTCCTGCAAGCCAGTTTGTATCTGCTGCACCAGCCTGATAAAGAGCATACTTTACGCCAATGGTGGTAGTGTTATGCGGCCGCATGTAGATCTGATAGCCTGTATCTATTCCCGAGTTGAGCGAATTTAATTGGCCGCCGCCCGTTTGCAGCCAAACAAAGTTCTTCAGATTGTTATAAGAACTTAATAAAACGTCTGCACGAATGGCAGAGAACCATCCTGTGCCAATATTTTCATTACCCACCGTCGAAGCCCCTGATATGTCAAAAGTAGCAGCTATGGCAGCCAAACTGGTGTTTACAGTTGTACCGCCCTCGAAGGTAGTCGTACCCGTGTATCCGGCTTTCTTACGTAAGAGAACACGACCTACCAGTGCATTTGCACCTACGCCTGAATTGTTGCTTGCGGTGTTTTGAGCGCTTCCTGCAGATAATGCCAATCGGAAGTCGCCCGCAGCCATGAATGATGTTGCAATACTTGTATTCGCATCGAATACGTATTCATTGAGCGCCGCCAGCCCCCTGATGTATTTCCCAGTCATAGAGGTAACTCCTGTCTGGGAATTATACAAGGTCATATACGAGGTTGATGTATATGGCTTCCCGACCATCAGTGTACTGTCAATGTGCACCTGGTGGGTTTGAGCTGTTGCAGTTCCCGGCATCGTACCGCCCAATTTTGTAAATCCCTGATACCAGTTGTAGTCTTTTGTTCCCTCCTGTACATAGCCATAACCGTTTTTTACCTCGTTGAAGTCTGTATAGGCAGGGCGTGCCCAGAAGTGCGCGAAAGTGTCAACGGTTGATACAGCCAGCGTCTTAGCCTTGGAGGGGCTGGAAGTATGTGGGATAATAGTACCATAGCCCATGAACCCTACATGCCGCTGCACATACGAGCCATATTCTGTTGTGCCGCTATTGATTGTGCCCTGATGAGAGCGCCAATCGGCAAGAAAGTTAACCATGCCATTACCATACACCTCCCGCTTAAACGCGTCACTACTGCGGGCGTAATCAATGCCTGAGCGGTAGACGGCCAATGGGTAGTATGGTATGTTTGTACTTGAAACTACATCAATGCGATACTTGCTACTCTGCCCTATTCCAAAGTCACCGGCAAAAGCCGATCCTGTGGCGCCATAGGGGCTGGAGCGTATATAGGCTGTATCAGGCGGAAACAATTGCGAAATACTATAAGCGCCGCCATACGGCCAGAAATAGGGGCTGGATGAAGACAAAAACGCCTTATTAGTGGTATTAAAAGTATTGCGCGTTTGGAATTGGGCTGCCCCGCCATATTGCCGTTGCGCTATAGCAGAATCACCGAAACCGCGGCTTACGTAAAGGTTAGCACGATCATAGATAGTATCACCTGGGGCGGTACCGAGACCTGAGTAATAATAATCATCCGCGCTGTCGGTATTGCTGATGGATAGATACCTGAACGGACCGGAGTACTTCTTGTTGACTGTTCGGATTTGAGTGTTTTCCGTGAGGATGCCGCCGAGTTTTATCGAGTCTGCAAAACTGCGGATGCCGTTTTTAGCTATCGTGAACGTCCCTCCTCCCCCGCCCCCCGGCAGTGTCACCGCGAACGTATCCTTGCCGACGGTTATGATCCGCAAGGTAGTCCCACTTACCTCTACTTTCTTGATGCCCAGACTATCAGCCTGCGAAACCATGCCGAGCAGGGCTGTGTTGAGCCGCAGGTTAGTGAACGCATCGACAGCGCTGTTCCTGATCCACTTGTTGATGAACTTTACCAGGCTGTCTTTGGTCGGAAACTGAGCCTGAGCCGCCGAAGCGGTGCAGGCCAGCAATAATATGAATAGTAGCTTTTTCATTATGCGTTGCCTATTTGTCCTAAAATAAAGTAGTCGTTGCCATCTGCGGTATTGAACGATCCAACAGCAGATCCGTTGTTAGGTCCGTCTGTGAACACATTGGTAGCCGTAGTGCTGTTGTCCGCGCTGGCCGTTGCCGTGTATTCCAGTCCCCCCGGATTTACGATTACATCAATGTCATCTCCGTTGTTGGCACTGAACGACCCGGCATTATCGGACGATACAGAAACAACCGTTGAGCCATTGCGCGTGATGGTCATATCGCCAATGCCCCCGCCAGTCGAGAACTGCCATAGTATTTCGTTGGTCGTTCCTTCTGTTTCAAAGTCTACGCTGTTGTATCCGCTTTCGTTCCCCACAGCGCAAACCGATTTGACCCGGAACGTGTATGCCGTATCCGGATCGAGGCCGGTTAGATTCACGCTGAGCGACCCTGTTGTACCGGAATCAACAACCGTTACGCCTTCAAGGACCTGCCAAGCATAACCAGACCCTGGTGCAGGAGTTGGTGCCGTCCAGGTGGCTGTGGCCGTTGTCGTAGTTATCGAGCTCATCGACGGCGTTCCGGGCACATTACAACTTCCGGTCGTATTAAAATTGCCACTGCTGTAGCTGGATTCGCTCACCCCCGCCTCACACAGCGATTTTACCCGGAATGTATACGTCTCTCCGCCAATCAGACCCGTAAGGTTTACCGATGTGCTGCTGGTCGTGCCGGACGTAACCAGCACAGCGTCTTTGAACAGTTCCCATGCGTAGCCATCATCCGGCACAGGATCAGGCGGTGCCCAACTGGCGTTAGCCGTCGTAGCCGTAATGCTGGAGAAACTCACTGTACCCGGAGCGGTGCACGCTGGTGCAGGCTCGCCGCCGGGTTCTATTTCAAATACAAGATCGTTGCTTTCGCCGTCAATACCGTTTTCACACACCGCCCAGACGGTGACCGTATGCGGCCCTTCGGCCAGACCGCTCAGCGGAATATTACCGCTTGTACCGGGGCCGAATATCACCAGTCGCTCGCCGCCGTCAATACTGTATTCCAGCCTCGCCGCACCGCTCACGCCACTGTAGGCAATGAATGCCTGGATGCCGCTGTCGGGATCGCCGGCGGTGATTTCGATGGATTCGATGGTGGCTTCACAAATAGTGGTGCTGTCGGCAATGGTATAGGCGCCGTCCCCGGTCATTTCAAAGGCAGACGAGGCAAATCCCGTGGGAGCACCGGTCAGGGTGCTGGTTTCGATCAGGGCATTGCCAGTTATTGTGGTTACGAGTGCCGTCACGTCGTCAGTAAAGATCATCCGAAACGGAACGGCCAGCATTGGAAGTTGGTATTCACGCAGCAGATAAATAGCCACCGGGCTTGTTTCCTGCAGTTCGATCAGTCCGTTCAGCGAAACAGAATACTGATGAGACTGGCCGCGCTTCTTTTTCCACACGCCGTCGCCCACAGTCCGCACGTCTTTCAGTTCGGTCGTGGTGGTTATGGAACAGGCAGTAGCGCACAGGAACGGGTAGTAGTCTCCGTCCTTTAGAATTGTAAGCAGTGCGTTTTTGCCTTTGATGTATGCCATTACCTTGCTTGACCGAATATGTAATTAAATTCTTGTGCGTCTGCATCCTGCGTCCCGTCGTCCTCACTTGCGTAAACCTCTTCAAATGTCGCTTTTATATCGCCTGTGCCCAAGTCCATAGACAGGGTTGTTAAGATGAATTGCCGCGGTGTGGATAAATCGCTGAACAGGTAGTTCTTGTGGTAGCTAACTGGTTGTAGCGCTGTCGGCACGTTCACTGGACTGTACAAGAGTCCCGTAAAAGACCCCTCTATCCGGTAAAAGCGCCTGTAGCCCAGATTGAAACGCGCACGGTCTACATACTCTTTAAAGTGGTAGTATATCGGCATTGGCCCGCCCGGCTCCTGGTAATAATACCACTGTGGCAAAGTAGCGGTTACTCCATCCGCATTGAACAGGCAGCCTTGCAGCACACGTATGATGGTGTCTGATATTTCAATATCTGCTTCGTCTTTGTCGAGCTGGTTGGCAGTCTGGGTGTGTTGCCAGTAGTCGCCGGAAACCGGGATGTAGCCGCCCCCCACGAACGGTATATACTCCATACTCAACCCTTTGTAAGCGGAATAAGTATTATCTCCCAAGGCCACCGAAGTCCACATGAGTATGTATAACGTACCTTGTACCGGGCTGACCGGCGACTCAACGCCTATGGACTGCGGCAACGTCAGGTCGCCATTGGGTGTGGTATAAATGCCAATCATGTCTACTCCGGCGGTTTCCCACTTTACCTCTGTCGTAAGGCCGCTTTTGCTACGTAGTGTATATTTTGTACCGGTGCCGTCTTCGATAATGTAGGGCGTAAGTTGTACGGGTACGGGATCGCCTGTGCCCAGATCAACCGATGCGCGCCAGTCAAAATTAAAACGTACTTTGTCGCCAATGTTGATCGGTATTCCTTCTGATTGCACGTAGCGGCCGCCGGCTGCTGTACCACGTTCAATAATCACCTCACGCTTCAACTCTACCCCATAAATATTAAACGTAGATCTGCGATACCAGGGGTCCGGGTTGGCTACAGTCGTTGCGGGCAGGTTGGCAAATTCCGTAGGGTTACCCTGCCACGTCCCGCTTGTCCAATCATCAATACTGTAATCCACATACGGGTTGCCATCCCCATCAGTCCCGCTGCCGATTTGTGTACCCCGCGAAAATTTGTTGTTTAGCGGAATCTCCGGCCATACCTTGTATTGGTAGTTTGTCTTTGCATATTTTATCGCAAACGATGACGACGCGAGTCCGTCCTCTTTGATCGGGTAAATAGCTTCCGCCTTTCCAACACTGGCATACCCTTCGGTATCTTCGGCACCACCGATCAACGTCCCATCGCTGGCGAAATCGGTATAGAACAGTCCATCCGGTGCGTATTGATGCTCCGGTGTGAAAAATACCACCCACATGCCGTTGAAGTAGAACAAGCGGCTATGTCTGAATAGCAGTTTTACGATAGTTTCGTAGCAGCTTATAAAGGTAGTGGGGTCTTTCTGTAACGTCCGGTGATCAATCTTCACCTGGTTCCAGTAGGTGGCGTCAATATCCGCTGCCCGGTCGACCATATCAATGTTGTACAGGCTGCCGTAGATCCTGACATTCAGCTCCAGTCCCGTCTTTAACAGAGCAGCGCACAGAACATCCGACAGCGTGTATTTCCCCTTGATTGTCTCGCCCGCCAAGCCGGTAAACGCCACGTCTTTCAGCAACTTCAGTCCGTTGGTGGCCCGTAGCGTTACCTCATAGGGCTTGGGCAAAAACGGGCTGCTGCCTTCTTCCGGCGTCAGATAACCTTCAAAGAATTTAAGTGTGTCAACAGTCACCAGCACTTGCCATTCATCGTAGCTGCCGGCCAGAAACGTTTCCCATGTGATGGGCGTAGCATCATCGGCCCAAATAGACAGTTTTGCCTCGCGTGCAATCACTGTGTTTTCATCGCTGGAATCAGTCAGTTCCAACTTGCTCGTAATGAAAGTATCCGGATCGCCTACGTAGTCTTTTTGTGACAGGCTGACCGTAACAGTCTGTTCCTGCTCGTTGCTGAATATGCTTTGGTATCGTAGTCCGTAAGCCATTAAATCCGCCTCCTGCGGCCTCCTACGCGGTTGTAGCTCGTATAAATATCTTCGCCCCGTATTTCACTTGTTGCGATGAATACAGCGCCTGCGTTCAGCTCCCCCAGCCTGTTATTCGGTATCACATCACTGCCAGATGGTAGCCGCACCAGTTCCGGCCCGCGTTCGCCTACCAGGGCCAGGCCGCCGGTGAAGCCGGTAACGCCGTCGGCGAAGCCGGGAACATTAAACTTGATATTTTTTAGTAGTCCGCCAAAAGCAACCAAAGCCAAGCCGGCACCTATACCAGCAGAAGCGCCTCCGGGAGTAAACAACTTGTCCAGAATACCTTTTAGCGCTTTAACGAGTGTAGATGTAACGATTACTTTTTTGCCGACTTCTTGTAATACACCACCGATAATTGAAAACAGATTTTGAGCGCCCGCGGCCAAAACGGCACCAAATCCTTCGCCGCCAAAAATACCGGCCACGACTGCGCCTAAAGTGTCTCCTACTGACACTAATCCTTCTACGGCTCCGTTAAGAATCGTTTCTTTTATTGAGTTGGCGAGATCGATCTGTAAGCCCGCCAGTTTCAACGCCGCATTTTCTCGGATAGCCTTGATGATTGGGTCGAAGGCGTCGGCGGGGATTGTGTCACCAATAGCGCCTGCGACGTCAATAGGGGCCTGCTCGATTTCTATTGGCAATTGTAACTTCACTGCCTTAGCTTCACCGCCGGCAAATTCCTTTTCTATCAAGGCTTGCACCTGTTCTTCAATCTCGCTGGCCGTAAAACCCAGTTGTATGCCATCGCGCCGGGCCAGTTCTATTTGTAACCGTACAAGCTCTTCGCGCTGCAACAAACTAAGCCCGGTTAAATCCTTTAGTTCTTTCAATGCAGCAATGCGCTGTTTAAGGGCGTCTGTTTCTTTTTTCTGCGCATCCGCGCCGCGCGGGTCTCTGAATTTAAGCAACTCTATTTGTGCGTCTTCCAGTGAATTGCGCAACTCATTAAATCGTTGAGAGAGCGGATCAAGTATTTCTTCTTGTGCTTTTAGGTCACGCTCCAGCCCCCGGAATTTTGATCGGGCCTTTTCAATAGCGCCGCCAAATTCAAATATTACCCTACCGTTGGCGTCCAATTTGCGTTCGAGGCCATTGTCTTTAGCAAATTGGTTCAGATTATCACGAAGCAACTGTACAGCCTGACGTTGTTTTATATAGGCTGCGCCTACTTTACCTATCTCGCTTACTAATTCTTGAACGATTGCCTGCTGCGTAATCGCCTTTACATATTCATTAGTAGCATCTGTCAGCGCCCTCAGCCCCTCTTCTGTTAGGGTAATCCCATTAAAATATTCCTTACTAATAGACTTCAGTTTCTCCAGTGCATTGCCTCGCTGTGTCTGTGACAGGGTTTCATCTCTTACGGCGGAAGCCAACGCCTGTATCTGAATAATATTTCCCTGTACGCCTCCTATGGCCGCGAAACCTGCTGCAGTAGCGTCTTTCGATGCTTTTAGTGCTTCGGTAAATTCATCGGTCGCCTCCTTGGCTTCTTTGGTTTTTTTATTGAAACCGGCGATACCATTTTGATAGATGGTAAATGCAGACGTAACGATAGAAACCGCCAGACCCAATGCTCCAAAACCCTTTACAGATGACAATAGCAATGAGCCTACAGACTTACCGGATGCCTGTGCGGCAACAGAAAGATTTTGTAATGAACCGGGAATCTGTTGAATGTTATTACCTATACCTACTAAGCCGAAAGGTAAGTCAGCTATGATCCTACTAAAATCGGTTACAACTGCGTTTGCAGAACTGCTGGCCTTTTTGAACTTATCCAAACCAGCGGCGGCAGCAGTAGCAGCAGGGCCGACGCCTTTTAATTGATCACCCAGTTCTATCTTTATGCGTGGAATAGCAAAACCCGATTTGAGGTCGGCTTTTAGATTGGCAACCGCACTTTTTAGTTGCGAAATATCCTGCAACGGTGCGCGACCTGCGATGTTGGAAATACTTGCAGCAGCGGCATTACTTGCCGCATCCAGCGACCTGAATGTTTCCGCGGTCTGATCTACGTTTTTGCGTAAACGGTCTAATCCCGCACTGGCACGATCTGTAGCAGGGCCGAGCTTGCTCATGTCGGAACTGGTGGTACGCGCTTCATTGCCAAGATCGCGCAAGCCCTGCACCGCGCCCGCCACATCGGCCCCAACTGATATACGAAGTCCCGGATTTGCCATTACGCTTGTGCATTAGGTTTTAAAAGCCCCATTCTTGTGTATTGTTCGATGGCTGCCAGTGCCTCTTTTTCCAGTTGTGCTACGTCTGTCACTTCATCACCTGGCAGCGGAAGGAAGTCAACGATAGAAAGGTTCTGATTCTTCAAGTGCGGCTTCAGCGCCATGAAGGCCATGAAACGCGCCTGCCGCCAATTTTCCAGGTTCAGCTCTTTCGTTAGTTCAGTCTTGCGCTCATGCCCCTGCCGCATCAAATCATACTGCCTCATGGTGAGTCGGTAATACTCCTGCGGCTTCAGCCCAAGTTCTCCGTAGCAGAAGGATTCGATGGCGTCCCAGTCAACTGGTTCGTCTTTTTTTTTATCTCTTCCGTAGCGGCCTCAATTTGTTTGATCTGCTTTTTAGTGTGGCGACTGTTGGCGTAGCATTGGGCTACTTCGTTCAGCGTCCGTTCGCCTTCCGGGTCACCTACACAATCCTCCACAAACGCAAAGAAGTAGTCAAACGTTTTGTCCGGTGCTTTATCGGACGCCATACAGGCGTTTACGTAGCCCGCATAAATCAGGTGCGTAATCCCCTGCTCGTTGATCGTTTCGCCAGTCAGCATTGCCGGGCTTTCGGCCAGTTTCGCTATGATCGCCCTGTTAGCCGGCATCCCAAACCGCAGCGGAATAGTAACGCCTTCCACAACAATATTGCAGATGCCCGTATCGTTGATATTGGTCATACTATGGGGTTATGTCAATAGTACCAATCCCGGTGAGGGTGAACGTAAACTGTATCACTTGGGATGTTTGGAACTGAAGTTCCAGATCAGTTACATACGCTGAACCCTGGTGGTAGAAATGCACCCCGATTGAACCGGTACCCGGATATTGACAACGGAATAGCACGGTCTCTTCGTTTTTCCAGGCAGTTAGCAGCCGGTTATAGGTCACCTGCGAACTGGTTGGGTTCGTGCTACATACGGCTGTGCCATTGGGGTTGAATGTTTCTGATCCTAAGCCAACCTCTGTACCGCAGAATGTCTCTGTGACATTGGTTGCCTTCGACAGCGGCATGTTGTACTGGTTCAGACACACCAACGTCTGGTATGTGCTGCCGTTGTTAAAGGATAGTTCCAGGGGAACAAGTGTTGATTGTATGCCCGCCATCTTTTATAGTTTTATAAGTGTTTGACGAAATATTAATATCTTTTCTACGACTGTTCTGCTTTTAGCCAACGTCCATGTTGAATACTGCGCCGATTCCAACCGGCAGTTAAGTATCTGCCACCCTTCATACTCCACACCAGCAACGAGCGCTGTTGTAAGTAGGCCTTCAATTTGTTCACTCACATCATCGGTCGTATCCTTACTGATAGTATCCTGCTGCTTGTTCACAATCCGCAGCTGTATGGTCGTGTCCCACTGGTTGTTGCAGAAATTCTCCACGAACTGAGCCGTCTGATCTTCCAGCAACACATAGATGTTATTGGTCTCATCTTCGGCCTTGTCGTCCCATATTGAAACCGGGGCGAGTTCATACGTCACATTGCCGTCGATGATCTCAAACACCTTCAGTCTTATGGCTTTTTCCCGGTTCATATATCGTTGATCACTGCTTCAATATGTTTCAAAATGATCGGTTCTTCCTGCTTCAACCCGTCAAAGAAAAACGGCTGCGGTTTCACACCATACTTCAGGATATGGATCATAATAATGCGGGCCGTTTCGTCCAGCGTCAGGTTGCGACCGGCACCGCTGAATTTGATGGTATTCCTACGCACCCAACCGGTGATCGCTTTCAGGAAATCAGCCAGCGTGCCCCCTTTGTAACCTTTGAACTGCGCCGCGTAGGCTGCCAGTTCCGGCGGTATCTGTGCTTTGCTTTTCGTTCCCCACTCGACAAACGCGCTATAGAAAGCCGCTGACACTACATCGTACTGCGTCTTACTGATCTCCTGCACCGAGATGCTCCGGGCAATACCTCCTTCGCCTTTCGGCACCTTCCTGAGCGCCCTGCCTGCAATCCTGTCCGCGCCGTCTTTCAATTCACGCTGCACTTCCTGCACCAATGTTGACGGCGCTTTATCTAATCGGGCAAACAGTTCCCGAAATCCTTTCACGTCAAAGGTCAGCGTTTCTGCCATCAGCGTTCTTCATTCAGCACAAAATAGTAATACCGTAATTTTTGATCTATCAGTTCAAAGCTATCAATAGTAAAGAACATATTGTCGATCACTACCTTGACACTTTTCCCCAAGTCGTTGGTAAGTGTGTTTTCAAACCGCACGAACAACTCCCACTGTGACTCCAGTAATGCCTCACCGAACGATTGCGACCGGTTGCCGCGCTTCTTACGCAGCATGCCACGGGTGGTGCACAGAATGTCGTAGTCGTCTTTCTTACCTGCACCAAGCTGCGTCGGGCTGTTCTTCTCGAACCGCACGATCTGGCGTAGCTTCCCTATTTCCGGCGCTTTCACAGCCATGACATGACTTTATATTTTGATGCGAATAATTCCAGCGCCTCATCCAGCGATTTAGCCCGATCGGCCCCGTTTTGCAGGCTTGTCAGCGCCTCATCCCCCCGATGTTCGTACAGGTAGGCAATGATCCGGAGCAGGTCCAGCTTCAGCGATGCATTCGACACCATATCCATCGGACCCGCCGTATAAGTCACCCGGAACCGGCCGGCCGCAGCCAGGCACAAAAGATTGCCGTCAAGCGTATAGTCAATATACGCCTCGTACACCGTTCCATTCCGGTAAGTAACGCCCGTAATAGCCGCAACTGGCCCGTACGGAAGTTCCTGATCGGTATATATGTCGGCCTGCATGACCAGCGTCTTGGCCACCATGCTGATGTTGCAGAACATCTCCACTCCGCTGCGTGCCTGGCTGATCAGGGCAGTGATCTTCGTGTCGTCGTCATTGAACGTAATGTTCAGCCAGTCTTTCACCTCGTCCAATGTCACCGGTTCTGTCACATCGGGCGCCACAGTAGGCGTAATGCTGTAGATGCAGTTGGGCTTATACCGGCAGCTATACATAGTTGATGCGGGGTTGAGGTTTCGGTATTTTGTTTCGGGCCGCGTTGATAATGAAATCTTCCAGATCGTTTAGCCGGTGCACGGGGTCAAGTTCACGCGACCTGTCACGGCACTTCGCCGACTGTTTGGCGTACCGTTTCAGGTCATCCAGCGCCCGGATTTGCTTCACCAGCGGCTCAATATCGTAGGAATCGCCATCGTCGCTCAGAACAGTCCCTGTGCGCTTGTCGCGGTCAATAGGACCGCGTTCGGGGATGTACAGGCCTGCTTTGCCACAGTTTTCTTTCAGGCCGGATGTTGGCGTACAGATCACAGGGATACCGTTACACATAGCCTCTGTTGCTGTTCTACCCCACGATTCGTAGCGGGAGGGCATGATCAGGATACGGGTTTGCCGGTAAACATCCAGCACATTCGGGTCATTGGGTCTGATCGTTACGTTGCTGGGTTGGTCCACCACCTGACCGATCTGCGCAGGTTCGCTGTAGGCGCCGCGGACGCCGAGGAACTTCTTATCAGGCATGGCTGAAGCCAACCGGCGCAGGATCTTACCGCCTTTGTTCTCATCCAGATTGATCAGGGTAATGTATTCATTCTTGCCGGGGTCGGAGCATACGTCGTATTTGCGCCAATCGCAGGGCGGCGTGAATACCATTGAAGGGTGCTTATAGTTCAGTTCCTTCGCAATCCACTCGCTGTTATACACCACATAATTGTGCCTGCGGGCGTTGATCACGCTATCGTAGGGGTACGAGTTGTGCACAAAGTTGATCACCGGCCGTTCAACGATCTGGCCCATCTGTATCGCGTGTTGCGTAAAGTCCAGGTGCGTCATGATCACATCGGCCCAACGGTAACCATCAACCTGCGTGGCGGGGCCAACCACTTGCACGCCCTCGTATTCATAGGGAACACGGATATTGTGCATACCGGCCTGCATTAGCATGATACGGACTTGGTGGCCTTTGCTGATAAGGAATTTGTTGATCTCGTGCAGCATCGCCTCGCTTCCACAAGCGTGATGAGGCAAATACAGGTGTATGACGGCGAGTATTCTCATGCTGTCTGTAGTTTGCTTTCCCAGTTGACAACCTGCCAGCCGGGGTTATAAATGTCATCACCGGTGATATTGGTGTAGGCCTTGCCGAACCAGGGTTTGGGAGCTACTATGATTTTGTCCGGTGCTTCTCCCAAAGTAGCGGCCATCGCACTGTATGAACTGTTGCCGATGATAAAGTGGCGGCAGGATTTCATGAGGCGGAAATCATCAAGATAATTGCCAGATGCTACATGCGCCACACCGCTGCTTATATCAAACATCTCATTTGCTGCAGCAGGATCATCACTAAAAACGATATATGCCGTTCCTTTAGGCATTATCTTCATAGCCGCTTTATAATATTCCATTCCTAAACGCGGGTGATACGCATTATCGTAGTCGCCAAGCCGCACGTGCACGGCGCAATAATCGTTCTGCGGATACTCATCCTTCATCTTAAAATACCATTTCACCTCATCCAGACAGTGCTCAAAGTACTTCAGCGACTGCATGTGACCCGCCAGCGACACGCTTTGCTTTATCCGCACATCCTGATAGCCCCAATGGATGTTATATTCAGGCAGCACGGGGCCTTTGTAAACCGGTAACGGGTTGACGAAGTACTTTTGTACATCAATATCCTCCGTGCTACCAAACCGCTCCGCATGGTCGTAGTTCTTCCAGTAAGGGAATGCGAAATCACAGCCGTTCCTGCGGGCAATACCGATCGTACCGGCAATCTGGTACATTTGGTTCGCCAGACGACCATAACGGCCGAGAGAGTTGAAGGTTAATATGGGGCGGCTGGAGGTCATGCTGTCTGTTTTAACCAGTCCCTGCGAAAATATTCGCCCGCATTACTCACACCATCGCCCTCAATCTCCGGGAACTTCTTCCTGTACTTAGAATCTACCAACACAAGATTACCGGTATGGGCCAGGATAAAGTATCCTTTTTCGATGGCAGCTTTTGCCATGGTCAGGTACGAGGCGCCCTGCTGATCGCTTTCGTGCTCTACATCGGGCGGAAAACCGCTGTTAATTTCGACGATGATTACTGCGGGCTTTGCCTGCAAGGCTCGTAGTATCTGCACATCAATACCGTCCGTGTCGATGGATAGCACATCGGTATCGGCCGGCACAAACGCATTCACATTGTCGGCTGTCACGAAGCTGCACGCGCATTTCACACGATCTTTGATATCCTGGTAATACTCGCAGGCCGCTACGTGCAAATCCCAGTCCGCTTCGATAAATTTTCCCGACCAGCCCAGTTCGCGGATGAGATAGGCGGTGTTACTGCACCACTGGCCGTTATTGCCGCCAATCTCTACCGATTTTTTACCTGGTAGTTTGATGCGGTTCAGTATTTCAAGTAGTAAACCCTCCTCGCCATTCTGGCTCCAGGTAATGTTACGGGCGTACTTGTTGGTGAATGTCAGCATTACTCCGTTTTATGATCCAGTGTTGTGATACCGTCGTTTGGGTCGTTGGTCGCCGGCTTCGTCTCCGCCTTCACATGCGTTGCCCCGGTCATGATCTTGCTTTCGTCCGGTTGTTTCTCAGGAACGGGCTCGGCAAGCAGTAACTTGTACTTATCGTTGCTTTCAAGACGGCCTGAGCTGAAATAGTCCTGATCCTGGTGGACGCCTTCGTTTAATGCTGTGTGCAATTACATGCGCTCTTTAGCGGGCAGTTCGATGAATAATTTGATGATCTCTTGTTGTTTCGTGGTCATGATTATAAGTTTTGCGTGTTTATAACTTCTTCTTCCAGCTCTGCCACACGAACGGATAATCCCACATCAGTTCATGACTATTGTTCAATTTCTCTGCAATCTCATTGTACCACTCTTGGTAAGGTTGATTTTCCACGGTGTGAAACTGGATTTGCAGGAACTGTACTCTTTCAATCGCCCCTGTTTCAATGAGGTGCGGTATAATGCTGTACTCGCTACCTTCCGCGTTGCATTTAAGCAACGCAATCGGTGGCAGCCTAAACACCAACTCTGATGTGTCAATCTCCTCAAATTCGCGCCGGTTTTCCTGCTCATAGATAGAGGTAGCAAATGCACCGCCGCCCATCTCCATCTTGCCGTTTTTGGTTCCTGCCGCAGCCCGGATTATCTCACGGGCAAAGCCAAAACCCCTAATAGCGTCTGTAGGCTCCACGCAGACGGCCCACAATCCTTTCTCTTCATTGCGCTGATGGCAGATAAGCCGTTGTACGAACTCTCCCTCGTACGCCCCGATATCGAGTATAACGCCGCCTTCCGGCAGATCATAGTCGTATCTCAGGTCTTCGAGCCCCTTATCATACCACGTCTGTAAATTTTGTTTGTCAAGTCCAATCATTTTTTTTCGTTTTGGGTTAGTATTCGCTATTTCTTTTCCTGTGGTGGTGAAATAAGGCTGGGTAGTTATCGCTGTACCCGTCCTTTGGATAGGTGAATGCGCCGTTGTTGTAGATGGCGGGCCACCAGTGCAATGGTATTCCATACATATCAGCCAACACGGTTAAGATCGCTTGATCGTGCCGGTTATCTTTGAACTCCGGGTGATTTGGGGCCTTACTTGGCGAATCATCTATCAATCCTGGTACCAGACACCAATGTAGCCACTTCTCAATTAAGTTCCTTGCCGTTGGTCGTACCAGTATTACACTTGCCTGACACTGTTTGCCATTGGGGTGACAGCCAATTGCCTCCATGATATCCATCTTGCACCAGTGTTGATGATCGTACATATTCCCAAATAGCAAAATATTCCAGTTACCGGGCATGAGATAGTGAAGTGGTTTTATCAAATCAACCCCCACATCCATATAAATAAGCGTATCTCCTTCTTTTACCTGCTTCAGCGCTTCCAGTATCACAAACGCTTTCCAGGCCCAGTACCCTGATCCTCGTGGCTGATCCAGCAGTTCCTTGTTCTGTTCATAGAACTCTGTCTGCTCCAGTGCGGCCCGCGTCCACTGATACACCTTGTCAACGCCATGCTTTAGCGCCGATTCCTTGCACCGTTGCGCGCTGATAGACATGTCGGGGGTGTGGTAGGTTACCAGATGTATCATACCAACTTACCCTCGCTCTCTTTAAAAACCTGTGAATAATCGGTGTAACATCCCCATATGCCGCTAACCCGTGACCGCTGAACGGCGCACATCGGTTTGCAGACGTACGCATTGAACCGGTGCAGGTTTGCCCCCAGCCAGTTGTCATACATCACCTCCGATTCGTTCGGGTAGTTCTCCAGTATCCATTTCACGATCGGACGGGTATAGGCCACTGCATGGGTCGTCCACGCATCGGTCACCTTCCACAGGTGGGACGAAACACGTGTTACGTCACCCCGGATATTGCAGCCCAGATAGAACACGTCCCAATCTTCGGGTAATTCGGTCAGGGCTGGCCACAGGTGATCCATGTTGACGAAATGTACGTCATCCTCCAGGAATAACAGGCTGTGTGCTCCGCTGTCAAAGAACTTCTGCAAGATGGCTTTTACGCCAAGATTGAACGACTGGTGCGGGCCTATCGCGGGCACCGCATTGAACTGTTCTGCATAGATTCCCCATATTTTAAACTCGACCTGCGCCTTTTGCCATTCCTGGCCGCCGGTCGTCAGGCATATTTTTAGGGGAAAGAAATCGAAAGCATTCATGTGAGTAGTATTTGTGTCGAAGATATAAAAAAAGGACGGGCTTGCACCCGCCCCTTGCGATATATACTAACCCACTATGAAAAGACTATGTGGTGCCAGCAGGCGTGTAGATGAACGCGTCTGTACGCAGGATAGCCAGACCTACGCGGGCTTCAGCTTTCACAGTGATCAAGTTACGGATCACGTTGTCCTGGTCCTGCTCGTACATGTTCACACTCAGTCCGTCCGTTTGGATAATCTTGGCCTGTGTCCAATCGCCGATAATCATCTGGTTGGCGCCGATGTTGGTTGAGTTGGTGCGGAACAGCGGAATACCTACGATCATCACGTCGCCGCTTGGGCTGATGGTTACAGCGCCGCCGGCAGGCAGTGAGTAATCGTTGGGCTTGGTGTTCAGGATTTTGGCCCATACCTGGTTGGTAACAACCACACCGTTTGCTTCGTAGTCGTCTTCTGCCAGCGCAGCAATACCCTGAATTACTTTTTCTACGCTCACCGTAGAGGTTACGCCGCTCGTGTTGCCACTGGCCGCAGTGATCAGCGCCTGGAAGAACTTGTAGTCCTCAGCACGCAGGTAATCTTCTACCAGCGAAGCGGGCAGGTAAGACTGCATGAAAGGCAAATCCTGCAGCATCTGCTTGGCGATACGGGCATAACCAGCGAGGTAGTCGGCGGTCACCGTTACTTCAGTCAGATCCTTGTCCACCTGAGACTTCAGTGCACCGGGAGTTTGGGTCAGGAAAGAGCCTTCACCGGTGGGCTTGTTCTCGCGGTAGAACTTCCAGATGCCGGTTTCGGAGTTGATCACATCCACCAGGTCGCGGAAGTGCAGTTTACGACGGCCACGGATGGCGGGCGTCAGGCTGTAGGTAGCCACTGCATTACCGGTCAGGTTGTTGGCAACGGTCATGTCACCAGCAGCTTTGATATCGAAGCCGTAACGCACTTTGGCGCTGTTACCGGCGGCCTTAATTTCGGCTACGCGGTTGGTGAACTCCTGCTTCAGCAGGCTGACAGCGGTTACTATTTTCTCGCCGTCAACATTTGCCATGCGGCCGCCTTTGGCTTTCAGTTCGAGTACTTCGTCCTGAAGCTGCTTGATGGTCTGGCCATTGGTTTTGGCGTCTTCGTTCAGTTGGGTTACCTGCTTAACGTATTCAACGTTGGCTTTGGTAACTTCTTCCACCTGCGTTTCGAGTTTGCCGATCTGTTCTTTTGCCTCTTTCTCGATCTTGTCGAGTTGGGCCTTGTTGCTCTTTTTCAGATTGGCTACATCACTGGCCAACCCTTCGAGCACATCTAATTCATCTGCCATTGGAAATAAGTTTTTTGTTGATTTGTTAATCCTCCATCGCCATCTTGATGCGGGCAATGAGGGCTGCTTTTCTTAACGCATCCTTACTTCTGCTGGCTTCCGGCTGACTGCCTGATTTGATCAGGTGGTTGCATTCTGCGCATTTAATGCTACCGTCCTCGCCGGTCTGTGCAACGGAGTGCGTGCCGCACTTTTTGCACTTGACCATAGACGAGGTGTCAGTGGTTGTAGCGGTATCAGAATTTATTTGTAAAAGAGAATTAAGCGATTTTTGAGCGTCCTTGATACATTCGTCGGACGCGGAAGAATTGCGGATGAAGCGCTTCAGTTTCGATACCTGGCTGTCCATTTGCTCCTTGTTGCCATAGCGCAGTTCACTACGCAGGCCGCCAACGATCTCGGCGTGTCGGGAGATGAACCACATAATCCAGGTGTACAGGTCGGAATCAGGATCGAGTTGGCTTGCAACAGCAAAAGCCTCTTGCAGGCTGTTCATACAGTTACCGATCAGCGTGGTCAGCAGACTTTGTTCGGTATCAGACAGGGATTTTATTTTGATAGGCGCTTTTTCAATCAGCGACTTCATAGTGGCTACCGGGCCGCTCTGCTCGTGCGCGCCCCAATGGGTGAGCACAGACACTTCGTGGTGTTCTACTTCAAAAAAGTCAAGGCCCTTGCCTTTGATCTCTTTAAACTTCTTTGGCACAAAACCGAATGATGCGGCTACGATAGTGCCGTAATCCAGTTTTTCCAGAATATCATTACCCAGTGTGGACTTGTCATGGCCCACCTGTGCGTAGGCGTGCTCGCTGTCATCCCACAGGCGGATAATTTTACCCGGTGCCAGGTTCTTGTCATGGTTCAGGAAGTAGCGCACGCGCTTGCTGTTTTCCTTCCAGGATTTATCGAACATACCCCGGTTACTGCGGTCTTGATCGCTGTCGAGCGATTTGTATGTAGCAAAAGCAATGACGGATTCCCGCTTTTGCAGGTCAAAATCCTTTAATTCCAGTTCAATTGCCTTTTTCTGCATGGTCAATTTATTGAAGTTGTTACTTGTTGTTGTGTTTTTCGTATGAGCCTGCCGTTTGCATCGCGCGCGGCTCTATGGGCTTGACTACAGCGACAGTTGCAGACGTTTGCTGCACTTGCTGTTGGATCTCCGGGCCCTTCCATCATGTCAACACCTTTCGGATGTGGAACCTGGAACCGCGCATCATTGTCTATAACCTCACCGTCTACCTTGCGGTGTCCGTGACGGGTACGGTGATCATTTGCCGCTATCCACTCTTTAACCGTTTCCCATTCTGTGTCGCGGTTAGCCAATTGACGCCCTACAAAAGCGCCTTTGGCCGTTTCGGTGCGGGCTATCAACCTGGCACGGAATGCCAATAGATCAGGACTGGTTAACTGGTTCTCTATCCATTCAAACGACTGTCCTTGTTCGGTTGCCTGCGTCAGGATAGCGAGTATCTGCTGCCGGGTGGTCTCGGTGATCTGCTGTACCAGTTGGAACAGGTCGGTCGTGAAATAGGCGATAATGTCCGCCGCCCATTGCAGGTTGAAACCAAAACCGGCTTTCTGAACACGTGCGCTACGAGCAATCTCCCGGTACGCCTTACGGCCAAAGAACAAACCCGACTCCTTGTGCAAGTCGGATATAGCTTCGGCCAGTGCCTGGTTAGAGACCACGGTATATAAAGAACTTTTTGCGGCGGTCAGCCCGCGCTGTTTCGCATCCTCCACAAACTCCGTCACCATACTGCGCAGCGCTTGGTAAATCGGTTTGATATACTTACCAGCAATCCGGTTTTGTTGCCGGATGGCGAGGGCGCTGTATTCGCGGCGTTGTTGCTGGGTCATTTTGGTAGCGTTACATGAATAGGCGGCTTATCCGGCGATTCGATGTAGGTAAACGCATCAATGCCATTGGCTACGATTGTCTCAAAGTCTGGCATGCGCTCATCAAGAATAGCCTTGGTTTTTGCCATTGCTTCAGGCGAACTACTATTGACGGCCCAAAATATGATTACAGGTTTTGCCATATACAAACAAAAAAACGCCACCCACCTCTTGCGAGATAGATGGCGTTCGTGACGCTCTTAATTTATTTTAACGAACCGCTGGCGGTCTGGCCGCTCGGGGTTTTATTTTTTATCGTAAAGTTGGCTAATTGTATTATCAAGGTCCTTCTTGATTAATTGCATAGCCAATTCTGAATTAACTTTCAACTCCGGCCCACCGCACTCCCCAACTACCCCGTCCTTCTTCAAATACGGCCTTCTGATTGGGCCAACAGGGCCGCCACTCTCAACCGTTATCATTTCCTTCTTCTTAAGTTCTTGCTGGATTTCCAGATGCTTATCGTTAATATCCTTCAGGGTGTAGTTTACCTTTTCCCCATACGGCACCTTTGGTTCAGCCTTGATCGTGTTCTTCGTCCCGCAGAACCGGCACTGTATTGTCACATCCCCCTGCTGTATACCCAAGTCGGTTTCGGCTATGATCTTCTGGCAGGAGCAACAATGTATCGGTTTCGGCATTATCAAAATAATTTGGGTAGGCTACCACCGCTATCTTCACGCGGTTCTGGAACTGCTTCATGTCCTTGCACACTTCCTGCGTTGACAGGCCCATCGAAACGCACTCTACGTACAACTGAGCCGGGTCAATAACACAGTAATGATCAGCATCTGCGTACAAAATAAATGATTTTTGCGATGATATGGCCAAATTTATTTTGCCGATGGTGTTAATATCCCTATTGGATAGCACGCCGTTGATGTTGATCGTCAAATCAACACTGGCCGCAGCATCGCTATTCCTGACCTTCTCGGCCAGTCTGTACGCCGCTTCGCTCCTGTATCCGCCGGTTGTATGCAAGATTTTCCTGGTTTTGTTTGAATAGTTGGTTTCGCTTCCGTTGGCGTAGTTCGTTCATTATGCGCTTTTCAAACGCGCACTTCTTCTCACCGGGCCACACCGGGTATTCGGACATGACGAGGTGCTCGATTTCGGGGTCGGTTAGGATGGGGCGCTGCATCAGTCCTCGTATTGAACGGTTTTGGGGAATAAGAGTTCCCGCAAATTCTCTACACGCCTCAGCTTGCTTTGTTTGACAATCTTTATCATGTTCCGGTTCTCTGTGTCAGATTCATAAAAGTTAACAGTTGGTACATCAGCATATATACCCAATGGGATATCATTAAGGGTTCTATCGAAACTGGTATTCAGGTCACGTTCGATCTGCTGTAGCATAGTGCGAACCTCTTCAAGGTCGCTCGCGTCTATGTTGGCCCAACTGGCAAAAGTTAACAGGCGTGGTTTTGGTTCTATAAATTGGTTCACACCACCGGATTTTTAGTTCCATTTTTGCTCGGCTGCGGCGTCTTCGCCGGTACCGCATAATCACTCAGCCCAATGTCGGTCATATCGAGGCCTGGGTCATCGAGCATACTAAGCGGCTGGCGACCGGATGGCGGCCACGGTTCATCCATGGTCGGGTCGCTGGACTTATCGTAACCCATCATCTCCAGCGCCTGGTTAGGTGATATCCACCATGCCGTATCCAGCCACTCGGCGAGTTCCTTCATGTTATCCTGCATCTCAGGCAGTTCGCTAAAGTCGGAACAGATCACCGCTATACCCACCAGCTTGAACGCCTTCAGCAATTGCCGGTTCAGTTCGTCGTCCAGTTCTTTACAGGCCGGGATAATCTTGTTCGATACCCAACCTTTTTGGGCCTGCTCTTTATTGGCAAATGTAGTCTCGGTGTTATATAGTTCATACGGAACGCCCAGTAGTGCACACAGTTCCTGCCAGGACATTTTCTTGCCCTCCAACAGTTGCAGATCAACCGATGTACCGCCCAGATCAAGGTAGCCCAGTTTACCGGCACCGAAGATGGACGCCACGGCGCCCTTGATATCGTTGTTGTTGATCTTTCGGTCTACCACACTGCGTATCTGGCTTTCCTGCGTAGCCGTCACGCCCTTGGTTTCTTCCCCATACAACACGCCTTTGGCGCCATCGTTCTGGTACATCCGGGTAGCGCCCAGTGTCGCATCGTTGTTCTGTTGCAGGGTAGCCGTACCCGGTTTCAGCGGTGACATGCCGCGAAGGTGTTCTTTGGTCGAAGCGTCGAATTTCAGGTTGATCGACTTCCAGTGGATGATATCGTTCTTGCGGATTGGGATTTTCTGGCCGCCGGCATTCAGGATATAACCAGCCACGCCGAACAGGTTTGCCGGGTCGGGCACTACATTCATCTGGTCAGATGGCAGCGGGTACATTTCCAGTACTGGCATCATATCCTGCTGCAGGTCGGTCTTACCCTCTACATCACCCCTGTTTAGCCAGATAAACGCCTCGCCCGTTACTTTGAAATATGCCCGCACCTGTTTGAAGAAAGCCGCCTGGCCCTGGTAGGGATTGGGGCGTTCGAGTAGTTTGGACAGGTCATTGGTCAGCCGCTCAGCGCCCGCCACGTCCTTCAACCGCATCGGGATACGCTTCTTGTTCTTGGCTGCAATGCTTTTCGCATCGTACACATACCGGGGGATAGACGCGAACTTATCCGCGTCGTCATTCACGATCGCATATACCGCCGCATTGGCATTGAACCCGTCGTCGATCGCCCTGGTCTGCGTCATGTCCGGCAGCACCTCACGGGTGCCGATGTTGAGCAGGAAATTACGGCTGCGGGAAAACAGGCTGGTAAACCAGTTCAGCGCCGCGCTCAGCGGGCCGGTTATCGGGCGTAGTATGCGTTCGGTTTGCGGCATAGTAGCCTAAAGGTATTAAAAAGTAATTATTCTGCGCGCTTCGAGGTGTTTGGTGAATACGCCATACCTGATTGCGTCCATGCTATGGTCCATAAACTTCACCGGCTCGTCTGATGGTTTGACCTTGCCGTCGGTAATGTCGGTTTTCGTTTTCCACTTGTAAGATCTGATCTCTTTCTGCACGTTGACCGACCGCCTAGTGATATACAACGGCATAGACTTCACCTTGCGGATGCCCTCGGTAACGTCCTTGTCCGCCGCCATCGCATTGTATCCGGCGCGGTTCAGTTCTTCAATGGTTTTAGGTTCTGCTGCATCACAGTATATCTCACCGGTTTTGGTCATACCCATTGCCTTGTACTGCTCAATCAAGTCGCTGGTGGTGAGCTTGGTTTCGTAGATCAGTTCGTCTACATAAATAGCGCCCTCGTAGAATTCTATCCGGACCAGGGCAGACGGAACGTTGTAACCAAAATCCTGCCCGTAAAACACTTCCCCTTTCATAGGTAGGTCATCGCACAACTTCCAGTGGGTATATACCGTTTCGGTAGACTTACCACGCAGGCCCAGGCCGTAGATATTCCAAAGATTCTCATCTGCATCCCGCAGGCTTTCTATTTCAGCAATGATCTCCGGCGTCAGATTGCCCCGATTGTTCTTGTAGGTAGAATGGATGATGCGGTTGCCCAGCTTATCTGCTTCCTCATATACCCAACTATACTCATCAGCAGGGTTGTAATCAATGAAGATGGTTTCGTTGGTCCGGATAGCCAGTTGCTTATAGGTCTCATAGGGAATCAGGTTGGCTTCGTTGATGTACAAGATATCCCGACCGGGCCCGTGCACTTTACCAATGTCTTCAACCCCAAAAAACTCGACATAGCTGCCGGTCTTTGGGAAGTTATAAATGTTATCGGTCTTGTTGAAATGCTTGTCGTTATAAACACCCGTTTTTTGCAGGGCATTCAGAAAGTCGCGTCGGGCGCCACGCTTCAGGTGCGGTAGTGACGGACTGCAAACGGTGATGGTCTTGGTCGCAATGTTGGGGATATAAAGCGATAGGAGCTGCGTAAGACTTACTGTTTTGCTGGACCGGCTGCTGCCTTCGTTGGCGATCAGGCGGTGTTTACGGCCCTCCCAGGCGGCTTTATTCGCCTCGAATACTGGGGTGTATCTAACCCTCGCCTCCATTCGGATCGTCTATTGGGTCACAGTTGGGGGCTTTCTCGAAAACAACCTGGATAGGACCACCACCATCGCCGACATGTTCGTGCTTGTCTGCCCACCGCTGAGCCCCGTCTTTGACCTTACCACGACGGTTTTTCAGCCAGATATTCTGGGCGGCTACGTCGGGGGAAACCTCCTTGGTAACAACCTTCTTTTTGTAGATATCTTGCTTAACTGACTCAATACCAGCCTCCCCGACTTCAACCTTGTCTTCACCAGGGCCGATTTTCTCGTAAGTGACTTCATCGTATTGGTATCCGTTCGCCCTCTTAAACAATGAGTTAGCCACTTCGGCATCAGCAGTTAGCTTGCCTCGTTTTATGGACTCAAAAAACTTTGGGTGGGCTATCTTCCAGTTGTTAATCGTTTGCTCCTCAACATCAAAGAAGTCGGCAATCTCCGCATCGGTTGCACCCAGCAGGCACAGCTTGTACACCTGCTCATTAAACTCCTCCCTGTAATCCGTTGGTCTTCCGCCTGCCATAGTCAACAACAAAAGGCCCCGTTTGAGAGCCATGGTGTGAAGGTAGGGAAAAAACCCACACCACCCCGAACAAATCAGTTACAAACCAATAAATCAGGCTGATTTGAATCAAAAACACCATAACTTTATGGATATCAATTATTTGAGTTGTTTCAAATCACCAAATCAAGTTTTTCAATTTTTTAGTGTTGTGTGTGTATGTGGTAGTTCTATACACGTATAAAAAAAATATACTTCTTCTTATTTATAGTGTTTGTGATTTGGATGATTTGAAGACCATTAACATATTGAATATCAACAATAATTAAAAATCAGGTCGTTATTTGGATTCTGATTTGTAAGTGCTAACAGTAATTGATTATCAATGTGTTATAATCATATAAAACAAACAACCATATATTCAGAAATCACCGAAAACAGACAAAAAAGCCCCGAATATCGGGGCCTATTATATTGATATATGTCAAATGTCAGGATTCCTTTTGGTAGACACCCCGTCCAACGCGCTTGATGAAGCCATGCCGGAACTTGCGACGGAATACCACGTCGAAGTATTGATCCGTGGCTTTAAGGGCGGTACAAGCCCGTACAATATCTTCCCGGGTAAACTCGCCATCCGGCAATGCGTCGAGCAATGTGCGTTCGTTGGCGGTAAGGTCGTCGTCCTGCAGACTACTGAACACCATCTTGGCCTGCTGCCGGTAGTATTGATAGAGAAAATAGGCTTTATCTACATGCTGGTGATCAATGATCGGAGTGTCCAGGCTATCCAATAGGGCCAGAATAATCAGAAACCGGCCAAAATACTGGAATAGCTTACTGTCGTACTGAATCATCAAAGCGGTAGTATCTCCGCGTTTCTTGGCATCCCTGAGCGCGTTAGAGCTGGTCAGGAAGCCACGGGTATACTCGTTGACCTTTTCACGGGCGGTTTGGGTGAAGGGAATGGTGTAGGGGTTATCATCCTTGAAGTAGTTGTAGGCACCCTTGCGGAACAGGGCAGTCACGATATTTCGCCATTGGCTGGCTGCCCCCCGACGGTCTTTGTTGAAGAAATCGATGTTGGTGTTGAGCTCCTTCTCATCGGCCAGGGTAAACAGGAAGCGAAAGGGCAAGCCGCTTTCAACAGTATCTTGCGAGAAATAACGGCTTATGCGTTCGTCTTGCATACCCACCAGGACGGATATGGAAGTTTTGTCAATATACCGCTCCCGGCTGTTGTCTGCCCGCATCTCATCAAACGGTTGGCCGTTCCACATCTTGTTCCAGAAGTCTACCGATGAGGTGTCTTTCTTGTACTGGTTAGGGCTGCCAAGCATAACGCCACCCTCGTCATAGAATAGGCCGAAACCTGCCGGCGAGGTCATAGAGTGCTTCATAATACCCTCCATAGTACCGCCTGTAGCGATCCGGACGCGGCGAATGGGCTCTTGCTCGGTGAATAACGCTTTAGCCAATCGGGCGGCTTCTTTCTTCTCCCGCCATTCCCGGTGTGCATTGTCGTAGTCCCGCCAAAGATCAGCATTCAGCGGCTCAATGATGTTACCGCAAAGCAGGTCGAAAGCAGGCGTCTTACCAGTGCCAGACGGGCCGACCAACATACCGAACAGGATGTTTTTGATAGATCCGTTCAGTTCCGTGCGGAACATATTGCCGGACAGGGCGGCAATCGTGAACAGCGCTGTTGTACCAAAGTAATCGACTGGGATCGAATACTCATCGGACATTTCATGGAATGATCGGGCAATATCCGGGTGGAATATTTCAAAGGGGAATCCTTTTACAGCCATGCAACAGGTAGTTTTGTAGTCTTGTCGATCCAGTTTATACCATTGAACAGGGCGTTTTCATTCAGCCGGGTCTTGCAGTTTTCATTGGTCATCAGCTCATCATGTTTACCTGCGCAGGTCCAGGTATATTTTGGCTCGATAGCCGACATCAGGAAAACCAGCAATGATGTCGATACGCCGAACTTGTAGGAGCACTTGCCAGTGATAGTCTTGGCGCCGTACAGGTTGATTCGGGTTTTTATATACCCCTTGTCGAGATAGGTAAGCAGGAACCGGTAGTGTTTGATCTTTGAAGTGTTTCGCGTAATGACAACCTGTGCTTTTTTAAGGTCATCCACTGACTTTATATCGAGCCGGGCAATCTGCCGCTTCTGCCACATTTCCTTTAAGCACATACACCAGTGATGCAGGTGGGCGGAATGGATCACATCGTTAGTTAGCTTTGAAAGATACCAGGCAGTCAGATGCCGCTCGTAGCCGGGCAGCACAAGACCACATTGATCAATGTAGTAGGTAACTGTGATCAGATCTATGGGTATTTTCTTGCGCTGCATTTCGGTGAGCACACCATACACAATAGCGTGCGCCTCGAAATAGAACATATCCCGATTGAGCATCGAGGTCTTCAGAATAGCATCCGGTTCGAGCAGGCAGACGCCCAAAACATAGGTTTCAAGCGTATCGCTGTAGTCGATGTTGGGGATGAAAGGGGTCATGATCCAATTCTAAATTGAGGTTCACTCCATGGTTGCTCCCAGTTTAGCTTTTCGCTCAACCCGAATATTTGATGATGTTCTTCCAGGTAAGAGTTAATAAAGGGATTTAAGCCGGATTTATCCCTGAAAACGACGGCATTTTCAAGAGAATTTCCACCATTTAAAGTAAAGTTGAAGGAACCCGTCCATACAGCTTCCGGATAATACATTTCAACTCCGGGAATTTCTTTCTCGCCGCGAAAATAAGAGCCCTCAGCGCGGCAGAAAACCAAAAACTTATGATGTGATCGAGGATGGGCAGGCGATTTGTCAGTATTGTGATTTCCTACACATCGCACAGCCTCTATACCCGGTTCCCATGCGTAAGACAATCTGCTGACTGATTCTCGCATGGTCATCTTATCCAAACCGCACTTCAGGTTATTATAACGTTGATGTAACCTCTTTTTCCAATGATTTTTAGAATTGAAATCGGGCCGTAGAAAATCCTCTTTTTGCACTATAATTTGCACGTGATTGCACAAAGCTAAAGCATCAAGAATTTGAGGTGATGTTAGCCAAGCGACACATCCGAAAATGACCCCATCTTTGTACTCAGTAATCCACCTAATCAAGTGCTCTTCAAGGCTTTTAAATATCACCTCAAATTCTTCAAACTGAATATTTGTACCTCGAAAAGAATTATCCTTTAATGAGGTGTCTGGCTCAAATCCATCAGTTGGGATTCTCGATAAATTCAGGTTTTTATGCATGTTAAAACAAAAAAAATCCCGGAGAAAGCGGCTTAGGTAGAAACGGGCATCTTGCGACACCCTCTAAGCCACCCCCACCGGGATGTTAAATAAGTTTATTTACACCGGGTTTCTACGTCCGGGTATCGGTACTGCTAAAATAGCAACTTGTGTGAAAAAGTGGCGATATGTGGATAAAGAAAGAGTGTCGCGGTTCACGACCCCATAAGAGCAGCCCGCAATTTTACGCCGTCAAAACAACCGCTCCTGCACTCCGACTACCTGCCCCTTGCTGTCGAATACGACGCCCTGCATTTCTTTGAACCGCTTCTCCTGCGCCTCGAAGTAATCTGGATCAAGCTCATAGCCGGTAAAATCAAAACCCATTTTCCACGCTGCGATGCGGCTGGATCCGGAACCAAGGTGCGTGTCCAATATCTTGTCGCCGGGCTTGGCGTAGTTTTTCAGGAGCCAGGAGTATAAGGCGACGGGTTTTTGGGTCGGGTGGATGCGGGTTTCGTTGAGCGACTTGTTACCCTGCATTTTGGTCGGATTGTTTAGGCCTTCGCCTTGGTTCATACCGTTCCACAGGAACCGGAATATCCGCACGCTGTCATGCATACTGCAGGAGGCGATTTCGCACTGCGAGAACGGGGCGCCATCGTTGCACTTATCCCATACAATACGGCCCACACAATGGTGAAAGGTGAAATAGTTGATGCCCCAGATAATTTGGTTCTTTGATACGCGCACAACTTCGTCCAACCATTTTTGATCCGGTATTTGTTTGTCCCACTGGGGGATATTGTAATTGCCGCGTTTGACGCCTATTGACGACTGCTTATCACCAAAATAACCAAGTTTATCTACGCCCGGGAAATACGGCGGGTCACAAATAGCGAGATCAAAATAATGATCAGGGTACTCCCGCATCGCTTGAAGGCAGTCGCGGTTGTATGCGTTGCTTGTGCTCATGTAAAAAGGTTTTGTTGTTGTAGATTACTCCTCATATACCCCTCATACCACTGATAGAACTGATGCACACCGGTGATCACCATGTAAACACCGCCAGCCCGTTCTATTCGCTTGCGTTCCTTTTCTTGCTCCGGCCTTATCTTATCGTTGGTGTGGGCGTTCTTAACCTCCAGGGAGATCATCTTGCCGTTTATCAGCGCCGAAATATCAGAGCTACCCCGCTTGGTACTCGACTTGATCCACTTACGATCATCGAACTTAGCGCCCGATTGCGTAGTCGTAATGCCACCGATCTGCCGGCCCATCACATTCTGCCGGTTACCGTAATGGCCGCGCCAGGTTAGAAAATTGATGATGATCGAGGTAATGCCGTTGGTTGTTCGGGGGTCAGGGTACTTGCATTCTACGTAAAATCCATCGCGAAAGCTTGCTGGGTATTCCCGCTGAAAATTCTCTTCGTGCGCAGCCCGGTACCATTTCTTCCAGGCGGGGTCTACTGGCGGGCCTTTGACTTTCTTAGGCTTTGTCTTCACGTCGGGGATAAGTTCTTCGCCTGCAACCACGATTGCCTTCCCCCGCTTCACCTTCGGCTGGTCCGGCAACGGCACATACGTCACCACCTTGACCCGCTTTCCCCGCTCCCGACCCTCTGTGATCACCTTGGCAATACCAGCCCCGCCGTCACTGAACGCTACGATCGCGTCGCAGTCGCGTAGTTGGTTGTAGAGCCCCTTGAAGCCGCCGGGGTATTCAATGCACTGATACCCGTACCGCTCCGCGAACTTGCGGCCATAGGTCAGAGAGGCGTCGCTGAAGCCGATCAGCAGTTCCACATGCGGGTGTTTCTCGCTCAGCAAGGTATCCAGCTTCGATTCCATCAACTCGTAGTCGTTGAAGGAGGATGAGGTGGCGAGGAGTAACTTGAAGTTTACCGGCATCCCCTGAACGCCTCCCGCGTATTGGCAATGATTTCTTCAGCCGACATCGCACGTTCGTAGGCGAGAAGGCGTGCTTTGATCTCGGCCTTCATGATGAGCGTGAGGTCTTTGTCCTGGTACTTGCGCAGGAGTGTTTGGTAGTCTGTGTTCATATCGATAGTTGTTGGTTTCACATCCATGGCCCGAACTGATTAGGGTGAGTGCTGCCGCCAGAAGGTGTTTTCATTATTGAAAATATTTAGATTTGTATTGTCGTTTACCATTAATCAGCCTGCTGATTGTAGGCTGACATACAGAAAAGTAGCTCGCTATTTGATTTTGTGTACATCCCTCTCTGATCATTTTATGAACCATAAATAAGTCGGCTTGTGTAAAAATTTTTGGGTGCTTTATGGCGGAGGGGTTTGAAAATCCATATTCAATGGCGTGTAGGACGTTCTCTTGAGCAGTACTCCATTCTAAATTATCTTTAGCATTATTGGTTTTATCACCGTCTTTATGATTAACGTATGGTTTGTTGTCTGGATTGAGATGAAAGGCAAGACAAATAAGCCTATTTACACGTCGCGTTTTAGTAACCCCTTTTAAACAAAGATTTACACATAGGTAGCCATTCCTTTTATTGAGCGTAGGGGATAGTATACGCCCCTTCCTGAAGCACTTTAAATCGCCGCCTCGCGAATGGTTGATTGTTCTATCCACACTCCGGATTGCTCCTAATTCACTGGCCTCGTAAAAACCCTCGTAGCCGGGAATTGCCCTCCATTCTTCCATAAATAAAAAATCCTGAAGCAGATGGCCAGGTAGATCGGCATGGCTTTCGCCATACTGCTGACCGCCCGCTTCAGGGCTTGAATGTGTTTGATCATAGGGATCTACTCCTATGCTTATGTAGACTACAAGATACAATTTTTTAATCATGCTAAGGCACAATCTTTGCTATCTTTATTGGTCATGGGACTAAATATACATGTCCATATTCACCATCACAACTCGCCGGACTTAAGCCGGATTGAGGCAAAAATTGATAAACTCATGAGCATTTCAGAGCAACAATTTACCGAAGTTTTAGGCCGTATTGACACGGCTACATCCACTATCGCAACTAAAATTACATCCCTGCAGGACGAAATCAAAGGCGCCGGCTTGCCCGAAACTGTAGAGCAGTCTGTGTTGAGTAAACTGGGCAATATCGCTACGACCCTGGAAGGTCTGGCAAAGGACCCTGAGAATCCTACTCCTGAAGAACCAACCGAGCCCACCGAACCGCAACCATAATCCTGCCACGGAAATTTCATATACCCCCGGTTTGTAGCCGGGGGATTTGGTGTTTTACTTGTAGATGATAACCAGCCCTGCACAACGCTCCAGTTCACGCTTGAAGATGATCTCCTTCTCGATTTGCTCCAGTTCATGCAGTTCGATTGACTCAAACCAGAAAGTGGCGCCCGCATCGGTTACATCCAGACAGATTTCAACCTTGAAGACCCGGGATTCCTCGCCCTTGTAGATAGGAACCATCAGAGAGAAGAACTTCGGTATGTTGGTATCAACCGCTTTTTGAATAGCCTGCGACTTATTGCCCTGGTTGTCACTATTGGCATGGCCTTCAAGATTGGTCTTGAAACTGAAAGCCATGTACTGCTTCAGCAGGTCTTCCTGAACAGCAGGATCAGAAAAGTGAAGTTTGTTGAACTTCAGTATCTTGATCAACTGCTTCTGGCTATAGGTTTTCTCCTTGTTGATTGAGAATTCCTTCAATTCATCGCTGCCTTGTAGGTTCGCCTGCACAGTGGTGCCAAACTGATCGTTGGGGTTGGTTTGTAGCACGATGGTGCCCTTCTCTTTGTCCACCGTGATCAGGGTTGTGTCAGGGTCAACCTTCTGTAGGTTATCAACCGACTTGCGGCCGGCGACAAAGTTGCCAACAGAGCGAATATCTCCACTGGTAGTGATGGCGTTGGGTTCATAAATCTTGGGGGCATAACCTTCCCGCAGGATCAGTTCGCCGGGTTGTTCAAGTTTTACTGTTAGATTTTCCATTAGTCGTTGACTGCTTTATTGATGAATAATCGGGCTTGCTTTTCTTCGGGCTTCAGCCGGCGGCTGGAAATGAACTCACCGTATTCGTCATACGTGGTCATGATGCCCTTGTCCTGATCATCCAGGTGGAACAGGGTGCCGTCGATCAGTTCCTTTTTCATCTTAATGTCGGTAAGCAGTTTCTTGTTGGCCTCAACCAGCGGCTTTACATCTGCCTTGTAGGCGTCCTTGACCACTTTGAACTCATCTTCCTTGTGTGAAAGATCAATCAGGTTCTTAGACAACAGCTTGTGCTTGTCTACCAGTTCTTCTTCAGTCAGTTCGCGGTAGTACTTGGTTTGCTCGCTTGATACGCAGTTGTCCTGCAGCAGCCGTAACCGCTGCTCGTTCGATAAGTCGGGAAAGAACTTTTCCATTTGTTATTGTTTTGTGATTAAAATTACTTGATCATTTTAACATCCACCGCCTGCCCGGACTCAATCAAGCCGTCAACATCCACGCCGCGCTGTCGTAAAGCAATCAGGGCTTGGTTGACTAATGACCAATCAAAACGATATTGGGCAGTGCGCTTCATAAAATTATCTCTGATTCCATAGTACCCGAAAGCGTCTGGGGCTATAGATGTTTCTGCTTCAATTTCAAGCCACTCAGCGTCTCCTATATCCTCCAGTCGACGCAGAGCGAGTTGGAGCAAACAATCCTCCGGCCGATAAGTGATGTGCCATTCGGGTTCGTCAATAAGCGGAGTAGTTGCGATAGTTGCATGTTTGTTTTCACCTATATAGACCAGTCGGCCCATAAGCTGTTTTGGATCGTCTCTGTAGGGCTTATGAAGCACCTTCTGCCCAATGTAGTAGTGGAGAACTTGTGAAATTTTCATGAGTAAAAGTGTTTGCCAAAGAATAGGCCCGCACAATAAGAACAGAAGGCCAGCTCCTTTGAATTTTTAGCAAATGAGGCGCAGGATGCAATCAGTTCACCTGACATGAAAGGAATTGTTGACAACTCCATGCTTGCCAAAGTAAAGTTCATGGCAAATTCCAGATAAATAGCACGCTCATCTGGTATCAATAATTGATCCGGCGTGTTGGGCGAATTATTGGTAATGTGGATTTTCATCTTGATTGTTTGAAGAGGGTGTAGAGTTGCAACTTATGGTACAGTTTCCCGTCCATCTGGAACATCTCACCGTATGGCGTCACACGTTCCTGGAACCACAAGGCGAAGTCAACGGCGCTTTCCGCATCGCTTTGTTCAGGGGCGGGGGAGTCGGAGAGCCATTCACAATACTCGTAATCCTTCCAGCATTTATGAATTTCTTCAGCGGTAAGATAAGAAATATCAATCCAGCCGGATCGAGGATCGTCCCCCTTTATGCGAAATGCAAATTTCGGAGGTTCATCGTACCAATCTTCAATAGGGGGTAAATGCTTACCGCAAGCGACCCACCTAAGCCCCTGTACTGGTTGGGCGGCTTTGGCTGCACTAAGCGCGGGAGCGATGAGCAACTGCATCATTGCTTTAAACTTTGTTCCTGTTATTACTGTGCGGCCCGCAAAATTCGAAAGACTGTCAATGTCATCGTCAATGTATTCGGAATGTTCATCCCATAACTCGTCAATATCTATGCCTTCCACCTCTCCGGAATTTCCGGACTGTTGAGGGGTGGGTGGCACGTTTCGTGATAAGTATTCTTTAGCGGACATACCACCTGCAAAAGGCTCTCCGTCCCGAAATACTGTATTCTCCTGACAATGGACGGCATAGCCAAGTAAAAGCTGTTCGAGCTGATATTGGGATAGGGTGTACTGTTCCATTTATTGATTGTTTTGAGGGTGAGTGTTGAAAAGAGCATCGTAAAAGTGCTCATAAACTAACCAAAGAAGATACGGAAGAATGAAAATAATAAGCCCCATACACGTAACAGTCAATAGCATTCTTTTCACCTCCTTTGGTAGTTCTCTATTCATTGGCGTGTAGGGTTATATATTGCGATCATAGACGAAAACGGCGCGGTGAACGGCGCTCCAACAAACCTCACTCGCCGCTTAATGAAGCGGATTTCAGCCTTTCCCCATACCCAGTCATGAAACCAGGAGGATGAGGTGCTGACGGGCAGCAACGCAACTACAGTCGGGCCGTTTCGAGATTCCTCATAGCACTTGCGCACCCATTTGTCAATGTTACCACGACTATAAGGCGGATTGACATACACCACATGACCAGACCAGCTTTGTTTCAGGCCATCTTCAGCGGGTGTGAAATACTCCTTGCACTTAGCCGTTTCGGGCATACAACATGGATCAAGCGTGAAGTGAAACTCCGCATTTAGCGTGTTGAATAGCTTAGCGGGCGTTTCCCACAGATCCTTTGAGACATGACCTGTAGATGTTGCCAATTCGGTATTAACGATCACATTCACCTCCTTCTGTTTTGAAAGGGCTTGGGAGGCGATATAATTGGCCCCGGAATATTGCCACGTGCGATTTTATTCAGGGCGGCTTCATACCGCTCTACCTTCTCTCGCAGCGCCTGGTTTTCGACGGCGTAGGGGGTGGCACCGGCTTTATAACCGTATTGTGCGTCAGGATGCGAGAACTGCTCTCGCGCCTCCTTCTCTATCCTATCTACTACTTCGGGTGGTAATCGGTGGGTCATGGGTGGGTGGTTTCGTACTCAATAGTATGCGGGCAGCTATGCGTAATGAAGTGAAGGATATTATTATCCTCATCTTTTACTATATACCCGTCAACCGGAGTCTCATCAACATATTTCCGAACGGATTCAATAGAGTTTACAGAGGCATGTCCTACACGATACTCCCTAAAACCCTGAAGTGACACAATGGTCAAAATATTAATTTTACTCATCTCTTATTCTTATTAGGTTTACTCAATATAAGTTTCTCCAACCCCTCGACGGGTACTGGCTGGACTGATCCGCCAAAGTTGTTTGCGATTCTCAAAGCTGGAGCCTTAGCCCAGTAAATGGGAAGTTGTCCATTTATCACAAGAAGTTTCCCGTCTTCATTGTAGACTACAAAGTAGTTTCGTTGTGGCATGTTATTAATCTTTATTTCTTGGTCCCCTTTTCTTGCATCTCTGCTCGTGGGCGGCCGCATTTTTCTTTGCTCTGCACTCTGGACACCAATCTTTACCATCCCCACGCGACCAACCTGCTGCTCGGGCGCGCAAGCGCTGCTCGGCAAACCCGTGCGACTTGTCATCCGTTCCGAAGGTCGCGCCGCAGCCGCCGTCACAGATCAGATATGTTTCTTTGATGAGCATAGTGTTAACAGGAATATGATATTTTAAGATACTTGTTTGGTTTCAGTTTGATGCAGAAGTAACCAGCAAACGAATCTCCTTCAAGGTTTGTTGCTCGTTGATATCCCCATGATTCGGTAATGCTGCGGCCAAATTCATTTTCTTTTCGATGGGTACCCTGGGGCGCGTGAATGATTTGCATTTTATCGCTAAGGCTTATATCCTCGGTCATGTAGCAAAGATGAGTATAAAATGTGCGGCCTTTTACCTTCTTAATAGCACGAAATAGCCTATCGTTACAGCGCTTTATATCTGCCTCATAAGCGGCAATATTTGCCCATGCCTTTGCTTCGGCATCCCTATCATCCAGATACTTATTAATAAGATCATCTTTACACAAGTCGGGGTTCTCTTTTCGGCGATAATCCATGGTGTCAAGAAAACCACTTAGTTCCCAATATTTTTGTTGACGGTCGTAGTTACTCATCTTTTCACTTTTTTAACCGGCGTCGTAACCCCCTTCATATTCTTCGGCTGCCCGATCGATCCATCACCCCTGTAATGCTTCGGTATGACCTTGCCGCGGGTAACAGCGAAGTTGCGATCATACAAATCGGCCACAAATAACCGCCCACCTTCGCAACGATACATGCGTACGTCGTCTTCGTCGAAATATTCCCGGATGATGCGCGGTACCAGGGTGACGGGTTTGGAGATGGAGGTGATCATGGCGCTTGTTTTGTGGGTTTATTGAGGCGGCCATAGAGTTCCTTAACAAAGTGGTGGCATTCCATACTACTGCCGTGAATTGCCTTCAGTAAGGACATGATGACGTCGCCCGTCGGAAAGATTGCTTCTTCGCTGATAACCCGCACATCTTCGGGGTTTTCCATAACGATAACGAAGTGACCGGCAGCCACTAAGGCCGCCTTGTCTGCATCGTTGATCGAACCGGGTTTCACTGCGATGATCATACAGCCTCCCCTTTTAAAATTGCGAGCTGCTTGGTGATCTCGACCTGACGCGCGTCGATTTCATCGCTGATTTGTTGTTTCAAGGCAATCAGTTCGGGGTGGCTCATTTTAAGAACGCCAGCCAGAATCGCATCATAAGTCAATGGTTTAGGAGTCCGGTTGCGCTTCTTGGGTTCTGTTGTTTTTGTCATGGTGTGTGAGTTATTTCTAACAAACCTAAAACTAATAATTGATTTAATGAAATATTTTATCTACTATTGCATAAATATATTTGTATGGCAGTTATAAAGAAATCTAAAGCGGGCCGAAAGCCGCTGGACGACAAAAAGGTTCAGATCAACCTGTATGTGTTGCAATCAGTCATAAAGCAGATTGGCAAAGAAAAATGCAGGAGTTTGTGCTACAACGCATTAGATACGGCTACAAAAAAAAGTAGATAAAATCTATTACGGATTCAGAATAAGCATTATCTTCACACCAGCAACGGCACAAAAGCCAGAGCGATAATATCATGAAAAAGATCAAGCTCTCTAAAGAAGATCGCGAAATTTCCGAAAGCATCAAGCGCCTCAATGGATATTACGAAAATTCTACTTTTGATTATGACTCCCTGACCGAGGATCAAAAAGCCGATCTGTTTGATAATATGCTGACTGACGGACCGGAACAAACTGTGCAATACGGAATACAACACTTATAACTCATGCGTGTCCTCATTTCACACGAAGAATCTCAGGAAGTATGTAAGGCCTTCCGCGCTAAGGGTCACGAGGCTTTTAGTTGTGATTTGCAAGACTGCTCCGGCGGTCATCCGGAATGGCACATTAAGGGAGATGCTCTGGCCGAGTTGCACAAATCTTCTCTTAGAAAATATCACACACAGGGGCCAGAGTGCTACGACCTTGTTCTATCATTCCAGCCCTGTACAGATCTCGCCGTCAGCGGTGCCCGTTGGTTTGACAAAAAGCGCCTTTCCGGCGAGCAGGAGGAGTCAATAAAGCACTTCTTCAATGTGTGGTACTATAGCCACTGTTCTGAAAACCCCATTGGGATCATGAACGGAGGGGAGTATATTAAGAAGTGGTTCCCCAAACTTCACAAAACTATGCTGGATAACGGGTTTCCGTTTAAGTCCTCTCAGATCATCCAGCCGTGGATGTTCGGTCATGGTGAAACCAAGGCAACGTGTCTATGGTTGAACGATCTGCCACCATTGAAACCAACCAATATAGTAGCGGGCAGAGAACAACGGATATGGAAGATGGCACCCGGTCCCGAACGCGCTAAACTAAGATCAAAGACCTTCCCCGGAATTGCAAAAGCAATGAGTGAGCAATGGGGATAAAAACTAAAACAATGAAACACACCACCCACCTCTTCCGCGCCCTTTACATCCTGCTGATCCTTGACGCCGCAGCCGTCATCACTTCAATCATTATGTTATGCAGCAAGTAAACCACCCCACCCGCTCCCAGATGCAAAGGGTTATTGATAACCTGAAGAAAGTGTTGCCCATGGCGACGATGGAGAAGTCGTTAAACATGAATCAAACGCGAGTTAACAATCACGGCCACATTTGCGGCACCGTACACTGCTTAGGCGGTTGGTATGCGGTAGGTGTGTGCAATCTCTCTGAGGAGATAGGCTACAGAGAAGGGGCGCGCAAAATGTCCCAAGACTTGGGATTTGAAGATGACGATTCGCTTGAAGAGTGGTGCGAAGCAAACCCGGATATTTGGGGCAACAAAAATGGATATGGAATATTCTCCGACGAGCACGCCTTCACTTCCCCCTCCCGCCCCCACGGCGCCTTTACCCTGCAACACATCATCGACCACCTGGAAGAAGTGAGGGACAGGTTATGAGCAACTCTCGCTACTGCGACATGTGCGGCTACGAACTGCTGCCCGACGAAGCAGCCACATGCTACGATTGCCGCAACGAACTGGATGAGTACGTACTGTGTAGTATGTGCTCCGGCACCGGCGAACACCACTCCGGCAGCCCGGCACCTTGTCCGAAGTGCAAGGGGAGTGGGGAGGTGAGGAACGAACCGGAACAAGATTACTAAACAATAAACAACCCATAATGCCAAAAGTAAAACGGATTGAGATCACCAACATTAAAGCGATCTCCAGCCAGGTAGCAGACTTCAACGGGCTGACCGCCATTATCACCGGCGGTAACAACAAAGGCAAGACAAGTTTTCTTCGTAGCCTCCCAGATAGGTTGCGCGGTATCAAGCCGGATGTTATTATTAAGACCGGTGAGAAAGAAGGTGAAGCAACTTGGGAACTGACTACCGGCGAGAAATTCATTTGGCGGCTGTCCAAGAATGCTGAAGGTGAAGTAAAAGAAAAGCTAACCTACATAAGCGAACGCGACATTAAGTCGGCGGTTAGCAAAGAATTGATGAACCGGTATTTCCCAGCTACGTTTGACGTTGACAAATTCCTGCAAGACGGCCCGGCCAAACAACGTGCAGCCCTGCAGAAGCTGGCGGGCATTGACTTCACCGCCATTGACGCCCGGTACAAATCGGCGTATGAAGAACGCACTTGGGCGAACCGGAAAGCGGCTGATGAACAGGCAAAGGTGACCACTGTTGACATGAGCTTGCCAGAAGAAACGACACCTAAAGACGACCTGTTGGCGCAGATCAATGCGATTGATGCCCACAATCAGAAGGTCAAGACTGTTCAGGATGGTATAGCCCTGCGCAAGGCTACTGTTGATGGAAACAACCAGACAATTGAACTCCTTCAGGCACAAATCAAGGAACTGGAAGAAAAGAATGCTGTGCTGCAAAAGGCAGTCACCGATGGTAACGAATGGCTGGATAAACCACATAATGCATCCAAGACCGATGCCGACCGCGCGGCCCTGAATGAAAAGCTGACAGCCCTGGAGCAGCAGAATGCCAAGATCGAGAACAACAACAAAGCCCGACTGCAAGCAAAGACCTATGCCGAAGCACAGGAGGCCGCTACGAAAGCGGACGAACTGGTCAAAAGCATTGAGAAGGAGAAAGACGATCTGATACGGTCTGCAAATCTGCCGGAAGGTTTTGGCTTCAGTGACGAGGGTATTACCTATAAGGGTCTTCCGTTTACCAAAGAGCAACTTTCTTCATCCGGTATATACATTGCCGCCCTGAAGCTGGCTGCTATGACTTTGGGTGAGGTAAAGACCCTGCACTTCGATGCGAGTTTTCTGGATAAGGCCTCTTTGCTGGAGATTGAACAGTGGGCAAACGGCCAGGACCTCCAACTTTTGATCGAACGTCCTGCATACGAGGGTGGTGAAATTCATTACGAACTGATTCAAGGCAATGAAACGCAAAAAGTGTAATGAGTGTGGCAGGGTGCGTGAAGTTCTTTTCTTCTCTAAGGAAAAGCGAGCGTTGAATGGTTATAAGCCAAGATGCAAGGATTGCCTTAATGCTTATTATAGAAAGCGTTACCCCGTCTTTAGGGATAAGAAGCTTAAGGCGGCCAAGCACTATGCAGATGTTAATAAAGCAGTTATACGAGAGCGAAGGGTTTTTCATAATGTAGACCTGTCGCGGAAGGCCTTAAATAATAAAAACTGGCGTCTAAGGAACGCAGAGACACTTCGTGTTAAGGCTAACGAATACGAAAAAGGGCGAATAAAAAACAATCCAGATCACAGGTTTAGAAGGAATGTCCGTAAGCTACTATATAGATTAAGGTGTGATAAAAGAGGTCATACCGCTGATATATTGGGATATTCTATTGCCGACCTTCACAACCATTTCACTCGCTATCCAAAAGTGGACGAAAGCATAGATCACAAAATTCCTGTAAGTTGGTTCAATAAGGGTACGCCGCCGTGGGTTATTAATCATCTTGATAATCTGCAACTGTTATCCCGATCAGAAAACAGTTGCAAAAACAATACGTTTTGCCATCCTGTGACAATCATATATTATCTGATTTGTATTCCTTTCATAAAGCTAAAGTACTCTAACCGAATAATTTTTAAACATGGAAAATAAGACTCATTGGCGTAAGCTGCACAATCCTGACTATATCGGGGCGTACACCCTGATGACCGGCGACAAACCGATTGATCTGGTCGTTACGATCAAGTCGGTAGCGGTGCAGGAAGTGAAAGGGGAGGATGGCAAGGGTGAAAGCTGCACCGTGGCCCAACTGGTTGGTCAGAAGCCTTTCATTATCAACGCAACAAATGCCAAGATGCTCACTAAGATACTGGGCAGCCCTTACATTGAGGACTGGGCGGGTAAGTCTGTGACGCTTTATGTGGCTAAGATCAAAGCATTCGGCGATACGGTCGATGCGCTTCGAATCAGGCCGCAATTACCGGCGCCAAAGCAATTACCTGATCTCAATCCGCAACACGCCAAGTGGCAGGGCGCGGTTGATGCACTGAAAGCCGGCAATACAACCCTGGAAGCGATCAAGAAAAATTACACCCTCACCACTCAAAACGAACAGGAACTATGCAGACTTTCAAAGTCCGATGCAGTGCAATAAGTAAGATTATGACTAACCCACGCAGCGGCGGTGGGTTAAGCGAAACTTGTAAGTCTTACCTGGAATCATGGATCAAGGAACAACCGGAATTTTACAACCGACGCCATGAAATAAAGTCGAAGTACCTTGATAAGGGCACCGACTGCGAAACCGGAAGCATTGAACTGGCCGCCCGCGTGTACGGCTGGGGGCTGGTCAGCAAGAACACGGAACGAAAGGCTAACGATTACATTGAGGGGGAATGCGACCTTGATCTGGCCGAACTGGTGGCCGACATTAAGAATTCATGGTCAGACAAAACATTTCCTTTATTCGACACAGAAGTGCCGGAAAAGGGCTATGATCAGCAACTACAGGGTTATATGGAACTGTGGGATAAGCCCGCCGCCTCATTAATCTATACGCTGATGGACGCCCCGGAATACCTGGTGGAGCGAGAGGCTAAATCCCGCATGTACGAAATTGGGCTGGATGAAATACCTATCGAACTGTATGATCAGGTTAAGGCCGAAATGACCTATTCGCACCTGCCCGATAAACTGCGCATCAAGCGGTTCAATATCATACGGGATCGCAAGTTTATTGAATCGGTGAATAAGCGGGTGGGAGAGTGCCGGAAGTGGATTGCTTCTGTGGTGGACGATTTTAATACTTCGGAATTATGACCCTCCTCACCGCCTTCACCACCCGCCTGAACGCCTCGAACCTGCGTGGTAAGCCCCGCATCATCCAGATGCTGAAGGACGCTATGGCCGACTGCAAGCGGACCACCGACTCGCTCGAACGCTACCCGGATGCTATGGTAATCATCGACCGGGTATGCAAGGTATCGGGCCTGACCGATCAGGAGCTACAGGCGCCAGGCAGACAGCGCCGGTCGTGTATGGCCCGTCAGGTTTGTATGTACCTCATCCGGCAGTGGTATGGTAGCGAAGTGCCGCTGGTCGTTATCGGCGACTGGTTCGGTGGCCGGGATCATAGTACGGTGCTGAGTGCGATAAGGACGGTTCGCAGTCTGCTGGCGGCGGGTGATCGGGGTGTGGTGGAGTTGGTTAGGGAGTGTAAACAGGAACCTTAAATAAACAACAATGAAAGACGAAAAACGACTACTGACCGCCGACGAGGCGATAGGGCTGCTGCCGGCACGTGATCGCATTCACACATTTGCGAATCCCGGCGGTATGTTACTGGGGGCTGATCATGACCGCGAGGGTTTGATTGAAGACTTGCGACGTGAAGGAGCAGTTATTGAGATTGCCGGCGGCACGGCACGGGGAATGAACCACGGGTTGGTACTATGGCGTGGTAACGATCCGCTTTTTATTGAAACCCACAAAGCCGCTCTGGATCAATTCGACCCGCTATGACCCCACACCGAGCACACAAACTATCTATTCACCTGGCCATCGTCAGCGGGCTGTTGTGCCTGCTGGCGTGGCTGATAAATTATGCATGATGACGAAACACCAAGCACTTGCCGAACAGATAAACGGCATCGAATACGGCACCGATCCTGTATGTAAAGAACCCGGACTGGTAGTATTGTATGGCGCTTCTGATGATCTACTGGAGCTTAATGGCGCTATTTACGATGAACTGGGCGCTTACAATGGAGGCGAATATTACTTATGTAAAAAGAAAAAAGGATGGCAGGCATTGAACGAAGAAGATTTTGAAGACGATCAGGAAAAAGCGTCCGAATATGATGTCGCTATTCCGCACATAAAGATAAAAATGTCATGGGATGTTGATACGCCCGACGGCCGTTTCTCGTGGCTCCTGACTACCGACTATCCCCATCACTCTCACTTCGATATCATGGAAGACGGGGAAGTATTCTGCCGTGGCCTTGTTATTGACCTAAATCAATTCACGCCGGTATGGGAGGGGCGGAAGGTATGAAAATAATAAACGGATTTCTATTCTGGGCTATGACCATTTCGGGTATATCGTTTTGCATTTATGGTTTATTTCTTTCGGCGCCTATGTGTTGGGTCATCTGGGGCATTGGTATGGCTCTACTTGGCATTGCCGGCATTATTCTAAACACTTGTGACCTATGACCCTCCGCGACCTCCAATCACTCATTATCGCTTACCAGATCGATACAGCGCGCCTGCGCTCAAAATACCCCGCCCTGACCGAACTATCCTGGCAGATCCCTAACCTTGATCCCGAACTGATTCTGCAGGCCATGCACCATTACAAAGCGGCATGGTACAGATCCACTAACTGCATGGCGCTGCTGATCTACGATAGTGAAGCAGGTTATAGCATTGAATGTAGGAGTCGGGAGATGGAAAATGCGGAGATGATGGGGTATTTAAACATGAAGAAATGAAAGTCACAAACTGGATAGAATACGATGAAGATAATATGCCGCCAGAATCAATCGGTTCTATGGGCGGCTGGTTTAATGCGAATAAGTATGATAACCATACATGGAAAGACTACGAGGCAATTTGGCCGCAAGATAAGCTGCCTTATGTATTGGCATTGAAGGAAGAAATTCTACGCGAAAAAATTCGTACTACAGGCCAGCAGCATCAGTATTCGGACGGCGGCGTTCCTGTGTTTGAAGATAATACTATAGCTTTCTTTAGCTACCGTGGATGGGGTGATCTGATGGCTGCTATCTGGAGCGAGGCCGATGGGAAGCGATATTGGTATATGGATTTTTATTGCTGATTAAAAACACATACGATGAGACAATACAAAACCATATCGCAGCTAACTGGCGATCAGAAAGCCCATCTGGCGTGGCGCCTTGATCATAAAACCCCATGTGGCTATTTAACGGCTTGTCGAGTATCTCGTGGCGAGAATGGCAACCTTCGCTTAGACGAAGTATTTAAGGCATACGGCAACTGTACGCCTCATGCTGCTAAGATACATGCTACCAAAGTTGAGAAGTATATCAAGTAGGGTTATCCATATGCCCCGCCCGCTACACAGCGGGCTTTTTCATGCCCAGTAGTTGCTGCAGGATTCCTATAGCCTTCGTCTTTTGATTTCTGGCCGTTTGTTCACTTATTTTCAGCGAGTTTGTAATTTGCCTGGTAGTAAACCCCTTCAGATACATTTCAAATACCTCCCGGCACCGCAGCGGCAGTTGGGGTAGCCTTTTGTGCAGTTCGGTAATGTACTCTGTGTACATCATGTTGTAATCATCAGCCTCGTTCTGATCGGGCGGCGGTATTTGCTCGTGGATGCGCCGGTGTATGCCTATAGATCTCAGGTGATCATAGCAAGCATTGCGACAGGTTACGTATAGGAACGCCTTGGGGTTATCGTGATGCCTTGCATTGTATAGCTTAATAAAGGTCTCTTCCACTATGTCCTCGGCTACATCCTGTTGACCGACTACCCGGCAGCAGTAGAAGTATAGCGGCTTGTAATAAGCATCCCACCACGGTTTAATATCCATACAGATAGGTTTTAAAGCGAAAGCCCTACGTGGATACGCAGGGCCTGAAAAACCGATTCCATGAAAAAAGACCCGTTAAGTCTGGTCGGAAGGACAGGATTCGAACCTGAAGAAGCTGACCCGGAACCATGGATGGCCACCTTCCGATAAGAGGCCCATGTAGAAACACAGGCCGTACTAATCAAAAAAACGTTTAGCCATTTTACCGATTCCGGTAAAACAGGGCCCCGCATTCTACGCCCCAGAGCCGTCAGGGCGGTGTCTAAAAACAGATCCCATGTAGAGACACAGGACGCGGTACCGACACGAGCAACCATTTAAACCTTGCTCTATCCTATGAAAAAAGGCCCTCTACTTTCAACTGCTGCGAGGGCCAGACAGCAGTTATGTTGATTTGTCGGGATGGCAGGACTCGAACCTGCAAAAACGATGTATGGATTTATGCTGCCATGTCAAGTCTCCGAATCGAACGGTTTGCTACCTCGGTCATCGCTTGTCTACCAATTCCAACACATCCCGGTTAAAAGCACCCGTAGAAACGGGCGCTGTGATTGAACCTTATCCTTTTTTTAAAACACAAGCGGCGGCTACAGTGTCGAACTGCCACGGCTCAACCGGGCCGCCAAAGTACGGGTTAAAAAATATCGGTTGGATCACGCTGCTGAACCGGCCCACACAACCACTGGCCGATGCGGTAGATCCAGTAGTCTCGCCGTAAGTATTTACTCTTGATCATCGGGATCGGGGTTTGCATCCTGCTTGGACGCCATGATCCAGCAGAACAGGGTTACTAAAGTTAAGACAATAATCATATCACACGGTTTAAAGCCGTGGATCAGAGGTTAGGCTTTATTATTCTGTCTCTCACCGCACCAAGGGCAATAATTATGCATAAGCGATATTCTTTTATTAATCGACTTCATTAATGTACCATCTTTCTTTCGACGCTTCAATTTATACTCCAACTCATTATAACTGGCAACTCTTATCGGCGTCGAAAATATAATACCTGTGTTAGATATCTCAACATCATCACCAATCACATCATTGGGATGATTCTCTCTAAGCTTAGTGAGACTTTTATCTTTTAGTTCTTTTATACAATTACACATGATTGCATATTTGTTGGTTAATCAATTCGTTGTGAATAGACTCGAAGATTTCTGTGGCCGCCTCTGCCCGTCCCATTGCCTTCAACTCTTCGTCTCCAGACGAGACGGATAGTTGCGCACCATACTTCTCCATTTTCTGCTTCAGGATGGTTTCGACGCGGAATAGGGGCGTCATTACCCGTTTATTCAGATCAGCCCAATAGTCTATACCTTCAGCCGAATAGCCCCAATCAAACGCCCAATAAATTGCCTGTTGTAGCGTTGCAACTACTTGGTTGGGCCTTACACAATTCTTCACCGCTTGACTACGATACGGTTCGGGCAGGGACTGGAGCCAGGTGAGGATGGGTTTCATGGTTGTTTAGGTTTGATGTGGAAGATGGCGACGGTTTCAAGACAGGGAGCCAAAGTGTACCAATAGTAAAAAGAAATAACGCCCCCAAATCTCTCTTGTGTAATAAAATTAGGCAACCTGTCAGGTGCTGGGCCGTAATGAACTCTTAACTGGTCATTAACTGCAAGTATAAACGCCATACAATCTTAATTTAAGGGCCAGCCGAGACCGGCCCTGTGAGGAATGGGAGCCTAAACCAGAATATTTTGTCGAAGGTTTTTAACCGCTGCCGTTGGGTCTGTACCAAATCCGGATGGGCTTTCCTGAAGATTAACAAAGTCGTCAAGGTGTGCGCACCATAAATGGCCATCTTCTTTCACAACGATATTTGTATTCCACCAATCTGGTGCAGCCCCGACGTTAGGGGCAGGATTATTGGCTGATCTAAAACAACGATAATCTAAACAACGCCATCCGCCCCCATAATCGAAACAGGGCGAACCACAGTCAGGGCATGGCCCCAGATATTTATGCCATTCGTTATAGCCGGGCATTTTTTCTCCAAACTGCCAGCTAAATTTACCCGTGGGATTATAAGTCGTATTCATGATGTTATATTTTTTTTAAACAATCCCCTACGCTGGGCGAACCATGCCGGGGTGAAGTTGATCGTACGAAAATTATTTTGTCAGCGGCAACCCTTGACATTGCTGATACTCATTAGTATAATGCACATAAATACGCCGAGCTTGCAGGTATTTCATGGTAGCTTTGGCATTAAAGATGTTACCATTGTTTAGAATGTGCTTCATCTTCTCGTAATAGAAACGCCCCTTATCTTCTGCAAACGAGCGGCGGCTGTGCGCCTCTTTCCTGACCGGCTGCAACATCATCACTCTCTCACACGCCTTCTTCGCCTGCTCTGCTGTGAGGGTGGTTTGACCGGTTTTGTTGCTCATATTATGCGGTTTTAATGCGTGCCTTATTGATACGACTACGCAGGGTCTTTTCTACAAATTCAGAAATAGGTGTTTCATGTTGCGCGCAGAACGCCTTCAATTCCTTGTGCAATTCCTTGCTAACCTTTAGCGATTTGATCTCTTTTTGTTTGCCGTTGCTCATGATGTAAACCTACGGTAGATTATTCTACTTTCCAAATATTTTACGTAGAATTTTCTACTTCTTGATTTACGTCAACAAAAAATCCCGGCACCGTAGAAACGATCCGGGATATAACGTACCCTTACCTAAGAAAGCGTTACCACCTCGCTTTAGTTCCCCGGACGTCGGTATGTACGAAACCAGGGTAAATTCCCAAGCCACCTTGCTTCATGGCGCCCGACGCAATAAGTTTCTCAATGATAGCGGCGAGCTGCTTAGGTGTCTTGCTTTTGCAGGTAATATCTGCCGCCTGTGCCAGCATGTGCTTGCTTGCTGATTTTCCTCCTACCTTCTTATTGTAGGCTGGTGAGCGGTAGCCGCTGTTGACGTGGATCGGTTCGCCCAGATAGTCCCGCAGGACCTGGAGGTTTGCGGCCAATGCTTTGATGTTCGCCATGTACATATTTGGTACTGGCGTGCCGTCGTGACAGGCAAATTCTTCGAGTGTGAAATTGGGGGTGAGTTGTGTTGGCATATGTTATGTGTGTTTTAATCGTCCAAATACAGATTCCTGAACAGCTGTAATGCCGGCGCTGCTCAAAGCCGGGGAAAACGCCTCTGCATCCCAAGCCCGTCCCGGAAAGTCTTTGAGCAGGTAACACAGATCACCTTGGTATTCTACTACCGTTCCTTCATATACCACTATGTCACCGTATAGCGGCCCATTGACTTCTGATGGTCTGGGTCCCAGGAACATGAAGGCGTTGTCTTTGTCCAGATACCAGCCGTTTTTATTAATGCAAACAAGATACATCAGTCTGTTATTTTTCTAATCAATTTCCAAACCTGCGCTACCCTTGCCCGCCACCTGGTCGAGTAATAATGCAGCCCTACCTCGCATTCCATGTCGAACAGGTAGATGGCGTGCAGCTCATCCGTAACGATCAGCCCGTCCCGGTAAACCCGCTGACACGGCTCACATGTACATAACCCGCGTGTACGGTATAGCCGCTTACCTACTTTCGATTTAAACCATGCCTGTCGGCATTGCCATTTCTTCATGACTGATATTTATGTTTAACCCAGTATTCATGCTCTGCTTGCTTGTGGCCGCTCAACCACCACCTAATCCACTCGCTGATCTCTTGGTTGTTGCCGAAGTTGCGGTACGAATTGCACATTTCGACAATATCGTCTTCGGGGATCTTGCCGTTGATCATCGATAGCACGGTGTCGCGGAAGTGGGAGTAGGTCATATGCCGTATTTAAAGAACGCACCTACTAATGCAAGCAGTTCATGTTGACAATCATAACAAAGACGATATGCAGTAGATATGTTTTTATACCCACCGCCCCATTGAAAGACTACTTCCTGCGCTTCGTTTTTGACCATCGCAGGATGCCCCTTATGCCAAGCATCAAATTCTTTTTGCCCTGCAATATTTTCGCCGCATAGATGTGCAAATGCTTGCGAGGCTGCCCCTAATTCAATCATGCCGTAATTAGGCCATCCAGTATGCCATGCAGGCGTATCTATTTCTTTGCTGCCGCACCGGCCACATGTTTTGCTCATTTTATCTCTTTTTTCTTAAACTGATCGTTTTCAAAATCCCGCCACCCCAGTACATCCCCCGCGTATTCGCCGGCCCAACATGAACCTGATACTGCACACCCTTGCGCGTCTGGAGCGCTCCGGCAATGCCAGCCCATGCAAACCCCGGCGACACACCACCCGACACGCCCAGCAGAATCTTAGCCCGTGGCTTCGCCTGTGAGGCAGCGGCTTGGTACAGCGAATCCAGCCGGTTGAACCGTTTCGTCGCATCCTGCAGCAACCCTGCCTGCGCGTCGATCATACCGGTGGCGATGGATAGTTGCGTGTTGAAGGCAACGTCCTTCACGCTGTCAGCCGCTATGAGGGAGTCGGATTTGTTGGCGAGTAAGGCTCCCAACCGGCAGCATTCGGGGTCGAGCCGGACGACGCCGGTATCGGTCTTTACCCAGTATACACGGTTGTCCTGCGTCCAGATGGTGCCGGTTGCCACCGTATCGGGCACAGCATCCGCAATACCGGCCAGTAATCGCAAGCGGGCACCCAGTTCCCGCACCTCCCGTTTCAGGCGGTTGCTGCTGTCCTGTGCGCGTCTGGTAGCGGCTGCGGCTACCTGCGCGTTATTGCGGTAGTCGAACGCCTGTTCGTTGGCCTGCTTGGTCGCCCGCGCCTGGTCCAGCACGACCGAATCGTACCACTGGCGCTGCGTTTTCCACGCGGTCACATCGTTACGGTACTTATTGCCGCAGTAGCCAAACGCCAGCAGGACGGCTACGAGTAAGATCCAGGGGAGGAGGCGGGAGAAGGTGATCTTACCAGCCAGATTCTTTAAAGTCATATACATTTTTTAAAGTGTCTTGTTTATTAGGTGCCAATAACTTGATGAGCGTGTATAGGCGACGCCGTTCTGAGCGGCCATCGAATCCAGGATCAATATCGTACGGATCGTACCGGACAGAATAAACTGCATATCCTTTCACAATGGTAGCTACATGGTATGTAGTATCCTTGGTCTCAATTTTGATATTGTGTGTGATCGCCTTGATCTTCACCGTGTCGTTGCGCAACAATTGCGCCGTCGCCTTTCCACTCCACAGCAGGCTCCCTCCCAAGATCAGTAGAGCCAGCGTATTCGTAAACGTCCGGTGCGATTTGTTTGTAGTCATGTCGAATGTTTTTTGTGTCTATTATGCTGTATGTGTTGCCTTCGTATACCCGGCGCTTCTGGCCGTGGTAGGGGCCGAGGGAGAGGATGATGAGGCGGGCGGTCATGACATATTGTATTGATCATCATCATCGTAGTTGTAGAAAGCAGTATGGTTGTAATCTTCAAGGGCTTTTACTTTCGCCTTGTCCAGAACAGTCCATTCCTTTTCATCTTTTAGCCGGATGCTACGCACCTCTCTTTCCAGTTGATCTCTTTCATAGGAGTTGCCCACTCTTTTATTTTCTTCCGTTTTAGCAGTCTTGTACTGGCCGACTGCCTTGTCTGCAAGGCGCTGGCAATCCTTCCGGGCTTCGTCAATGTCTTGTTGTGTAATGTTGTCACCTTCGATTTGCTTGCTTACTTCAAAATGACAGTAGTTGTAAGAGAGCATTACTTTTACGTTGGCTTGTGTTGTTTTACTCATATAGTTGTTTATTTAATTAACTCTACAGGGTAGCAGTCTCTGATGGAATCTTTGTCTACAACACCTTCAAAATCCACATACACATCTTCCGCTGCCGCTTCCAGAATAGCTTCTCTGTGCAGGCGGGCGTATTCGATCATCAGGTCTGCTACATGCTTCGCAGATAGCCTGCGTGTGGTAATGAGCTTGCTGTTTATCAAGGCCTCAGCCGTTGGTACTGGTTTCATGACATATTATTATAACAGTGATTGACACGGCCTTGCGCATAAAATTTGCGAATCTCTTTCTGCACAAATCCATCTTTATTTACTTCCGGATTTTCCAAAGCTACGTGAGCGCGAGAAAGTTCGGCATTCAGGTCTGTAACCAACTTACCATTTTCATGTCGTTCAGTATCGAGCATCCTCATAACCATCGGAATGGCGTTTTTGTCTTTAGCGATCTCCTCCAGCAGCATGTTCTCCCAGTTAGGCAGCCCGGAGTTGACAATCGCTTTAATGTCTTGCAGATTCATCGTCCAACAGTTTTATTATTTACTCTCAACCAATCGTAACACCGGTTCCTGACGCTCACGCGCTTCCACATTTCCCGGTCTGCTTCGGTCTCGAATATCATCAGCGGTTCGTCGTCAAGGACTCCCGCAACGATCTCGTTCGCTACGGCGGTGTCGTTTACCATGTAGAAGGCGAAGGTGTGGAGGGGGGTCATTAGCTCTGATCTTTGATTTGTTCGCTAATAGTCTTGATAGACGGGTTGAGGTTTTCTTTATTGCACACGCCTATGCAGAATAGTTTAACGCGCTTGTAATGCTTACCGGTAGGCGTTTCCTCCCATTCAACTACTTCAAATCCGATAGCAGGGTAAAGATCCAGGTGCTTAATATTAAGTTCCGCTTTGCACCATAATTGGCCTTCTTTAACCCAAACATACCCGCGACCGACAACATCTTTTATATCCCTGCCGAAGTTGAGGCAGATGGGCACGGTTTCTTTGTGCTCAATACCATCAAGATCAATAACAGTTCCTTCGCTATCGGCATCCTCGGTCTCAATAACGAATACGCATTCTTGTGCGTAATGGTTAAAGGCATTTCGGTTGGCTACGTCTTCAAGATAGGTGTGCTTAGACGTCCATTCGCCCATGTTGACGTAGCAATAAAATACCTGCTGGTCGTCGTACTCTATCGCTCTGATATCTTCGTTTAGTGGGCCACCGTGAAATTGTACTGTTTTCATTTCAATTGCTTTTTACTCCACTCCAATAATTGTTCGTGCGATAGGGATTCGAGAACGGCGGCGGGGGTGGAGTAGTAGGGAGGATTCATATGCTCGTTGACGCCGAAATCCATCAAACCTTTATCATACCACCACACCTTCTCGCCCTCCTTCACCTTGACGCCATCGGCTGTGGTGTAGGTGGTGGGGCGGGTGAGTTCTGTAAGAAGCGCCCGTCTCGCATTGCAATCAATAAACATCACCCCTTCGCGTATATCAAACTTATCGATAGGGCCGTAGTTGGTATCATCCCCTACAGCCCAGACCTCGCCGGTGGGCAAAAATTCCACGACATCAATAGTGAATCCCTGCTGCAAGGCTTCTTCAACGGTAAAGGTTTGTATTTGGAGATCGCAGATTGTTATCTTGCCGTCTGCAACTCTTACCTTGAGAGGAAAACGGCTCATTTTCAGCACCTCCCAGTCTCTGGCGGGGGCGAGTGGCTCTAGGTAGAACAGTTGTAAATGTTTTCCATCTACATAGCTCCACATAAAGTCGTTGATAACCTTGAATGCAGTGATCTTGCCGCGTGTAGTCTCATCCCCCAACTGCCACACCTTGCCATCGGAGAGGCGCATTACGCGGTAATATTCATACTGCCCGCTCTCAACGCTCTTCATCTGGCTGGCAAGGTGGTCTTTATTCGCTGGCACTATCTCCCCCCGCATCGGGTTTTTCTCCGTCGCCCTGAACGCCAGTATCTCGTAGGTGGGCTGGGGTGTTTGTCGTCCGTTTGTAGGCAGCAATCCTTCTTCCCACATTTTATTATAATCGTAGCGAAGTTTAGCAACTTCAGTTTCCAGGCGTTGCAATATCTGATGATGCCTTTCGAGCCGTTCTTCAGTTGTCAT